GGCATTATCTGCTATAAATTTCCATTTTTGCTTACCTGTTTTAGTTAATCCGTTTTTTCTCCAAAAACCATATTGATAGAAGCTTTCTCTCACCCAAAGCACATCGCCAACTTCACCGTATGGGCATTTCCAACTCTCTTGTACTTCATGTCTTGGAGGTTCTTTCATGATTTGTATTTGTTGACCAAATCCCCAACCATCAATAGGAATTATTGGTAAGTCGTTACGGATAGGTTGTGGTTTAACAACTCTCCTGGTCTGTACTTTGGTTCCGTTTAGAATCGCCTGAACCATAGGCGTGCTGAATAAAATTGGTTTGAAATTCATAATTTAATCTTTAATATTTTTAAACAAAGTTTCCATAACACTACCGTCTTGGTAGTAAATCTCTTCTGTCGGAGTTGATGCGAGAGGCTCGTCTCCACTCCATCTATCCGGCCATGTTTTAGCTTCTATCAATTCGCCAATTCTCATTATTTCATCAGCGTTTAGAATATCGATTTTTGGCATTCCTACTTTTTCGGCCTTTGAATTAACCTCTTCTTGAAGCAAAATAATTTCGGTTAAGAAATGGGCTCTTGCTTGTAGGGTTAACGGACCCATTCTATACTGATTCTTTGAACGTGTTCCGTCTTTTTTGAATTCTTGACCATCTTTTCTGAGTCTATATTTTGGATATCGCATTTCTCGATACAATACTTTCAGTTTTTTAAGAGGTCTTAGGTACTCCCATTTTGGATTCAAAAGAACAGTATCAAGCGATTTGTCTTTGTCAACCAAAGGACAACCGATACATCCGGTTCTTGCGTTTATTTCTTCGGCTTCATCACCACCATAAGCATCGGCCACAAGCTCTGTATTCCATCCGCCGTATTTTGGCATTGGTGCAAAAACCTTTAACCAATCCCATACATTGCAAACTCTCCAATGAAGTATCGGAGCTAATGTTGCGCACAAGTCATTTTGAAGTCCGGTTTGATACCATCCTTGACCACATTCTCCGCCATCTTTCGAGCAACTAACGTTAATTCTTTGGTCGCGAACAGCGGACTCACCAAGTCTAACACCGGTTAACATGAGTATTTTTTGGCCTTTTGACTGTATAAAATCCTTAACTGCCTCTTCCATTGGTTCAACTTTAATTTGACCGGTACACCATCTGAAAGTATTTGATGGTGGAGGAACACCTCTGCCAAGAATATAAACCAAGAATCTTTGGTCAATTGGAGCTGTTACAACCTCAACTCTTACACCTCTTTCTTCGAGTTGCTTTTTCAATACTTGTGCAGAAAGCCAAAGCGGAGTTAATTCCATTCTTGTATCAGCTGCGAATATGGTTAAAGATTTCGGAGCTGGTATTTGCCCGGTATTGATTAATTGAACAACCAAAGTAACAAGGGTTGTAGAGTCTTTTCCCCAACTCCAAGCCATTGCCCAGTGGTCATGCATTGGTCCATACGTTTTTAACGACTCGATGGTTAAATCAATGCTTTCTGCAACGGTTATCGGTTCTGTTCCGAATATGTTAAGTTGTGATTTCATACTTATTCCTTTTTTTGGTAATTTTTATCATTATTACCATTATCGGTAATTTTGTAAAGTGGACAAGCCAAATCTTTACATTTTATTTTTAATAATCCGTTTGTTGTTCTGTTGCTTTTACGAACTCCACAGTATTGAAAAACTTTACTGTTACATTGCCATCTTTGTCGATGTTCACAAGTATTGCAAGTGGCTAATTTTGCACTATTATCGTTTTTATTTTCAGGAAAGTCGAAAAGCGTTTCTTGTGATTCCATAACTACTTCTCATTTACAATTTGAACCTTAAACCCACACTTTGAACAGCTCTGATATTTCCAATCGGCCGAAGTGATAAGCGTATGGTTACACTCCGATTTTTTAATTCTAACCTTTAGACCTTTCAAAATTAAAACCTCGTCGTTGATCCCCTCGTCGTTCGCTCCACGCTCAAGAAGATAGGATTGGATGGCTTCGGCTTTGATTAGTTCTAAATTTGAGGATTTATATTCCTCAGCAATTTCAACAATGTTTTCGATAGCTGCATCGGGTTCAAGACCCGAGTACAGCACGAAATTCATTTGAAAACCTATTTTGTTTTTTAAATCCGATTTTGTCATTATAAGTATTTATTGATTAATTCTACCGGCGTGCAGTTGTACTTTTGGCTTAGGTTGTGGATGGTCATTGCAATATTCATTTCAACTGTAAGACCTATTTTTTCTTCTATTTCAGACAATAAACCGTATTTTTTCGCCGACCTCATTGAAATAGTTGAAACATCCATACTACCTGGAACACACTCATGTAAAGAGAAATCGGTTTTCTCTTTTAAAACCTCTTTGTAGAATTTCTCGCATTCCTCAAAGTTTAACCATGCCACGTAATAGTTGTCTTTATCCCAAGAATATCCGCTTTTAAATGGCTTAGAAACCTCGAAAGGTTTGAAGTGAGCAATAACGGGTTCCGAGCAAAAGAAGTAAGCGCAAGGCAATTCTGTAACCTCTGTATCTTCACTTTTAAGTGAATTATCGAATTTTTCAATTGCTTCTACTTTGGATTTTCCATAGACAGAAAGTTCCATTTTACGGCGTGGTTTTTCAGGATCAAACATCTGGGTAACCACATTGACGCCCATTTTTTCAGAGCCGTTTTTTGCAACGGCTCTGATTATTGGTTGATAGAAATTTACTTTTCTCATGACTTTAAGAATTTAACATTACCGGCATTACAAGCATCAAATACTCTTCGTCATTACCACACATTTCGGGTTTAACGATACCGGCTCTGTTTGGTGCGGATGTCTCGATGATTGCTTTCTCGGTTGATACATTACCCAAAGCTTCGGAAAGGAAGCGAGCATTGAAACCAATTTGGATATCGCCACCATTTGGCTCGCAAGTAATTGTTTCGGTTCCATTGGTGCTGTAGTTCTTATCCTCAGCCATAATGTTCAAAGTTTCGCCGGTTTGCTTGATGGCCACCTGATGAGTAGTTTTGTCCGAGAATATCGAAACGCGTTTTAAAGAAGCCAAAAACTCTTTGGTATTTACCATGAATGAGTTCGGGTTGTTCTTTGGGATAACGGCTTCATAGTTTGGATATTTAGCATCAATCAATCTGCTTTTCATTTCGTAATCTCCAAAAGAGAATGAGGTGTTGTTTTGATTGTATTTGATTTCAACCTCAACATCTAAAGTGGCCAAAATTCCTTTGATGATTCCCAGAGGTTTTTTTGGAACGATAAAGTCAACTTCCTGATTACAGCTCACATCGTTTCTAACATACTTGGCCAAGCGGTGAGCATCGGTAGCCACAAAGGTTATACTGTTAATTTTCACTTGGAAAAGCACGCCATTCATTACCGGTCTAAGTTCATCGTTACCACAAGCGAAAATTGTATTGCTGATGGCGGTTTCTAATGATTCCGATTTGATTGTGATAGCTGCGGGATTTTCCAAATCCAACGACTTTGGAAACTGATCACCATCGTAACAAGCAACAGAATAGTTTCCGGAAGCAGAAACAATCTCGATAAGGTTGTCGGCTTGCTTGTTGATTTCGATTGGTTGTGATGGTAATAGCTTTAGGATATCCAAAAGCATTTTCGACGGAATACATACTTTGGCGTCGGTTTGGCTTTCAACTTCTAATTTAGCAATCATGGTGTTATCCAAGTCCGAAGCGGTGATTTTCAACTCATTGCCGGTTACTTCAAATAAGAAGTTTTCCAATATTGGCATGGCGCTTACACTTACTCCGATTCCTGATAAGTATTGCAGTTTTTCTAATAGTACTTTGCTGTTTGATTTGATATTCATTTTTCTATTTTTAAATGGTTTTACGCTGATTTTTGAATTTGTTGTTTTACTTTTTTAGGCTTTGAGCCTTTCAGAACCTTTCTGATTTCGGGAATGTTTTTATTGATTAATTTTCTGATTCTTTCGTTATGTTGCGTTGGAAGATTTTTAAAACCTCTTGACTGCTCTATAACCATTTCCGGAATAATCATTTCAATAGTTTCAACCCTTTTGCCATCAATCTTGGCAGAGAATATTAGAGAATGCTTTTTGAGATAGTATTCATTAACAAAAACACAATGATTAAGTTCGTCTCCTTCTTCTTCAAACTCCTTCACGCTTTGGAGTAATCTAATTGAAAGGTCTCCATCGGTAAATTCTAAATCAAAGAATTTCTTGCATCTTTCAACGTACTCAACTATTGCCTCATTGAGATTTTCTTGTCTTTTTTGAGCGGCCAACAATTGTATTTCTCGTTCTTGTCGTCTTTGAATCTCTCGCTTTTTGTTCATCAAGCGATCATGCTCTTTTTTTAGTTCTTTCGGGCAGACAAACTTTGCGTTTCTCACGTCTTTTCGGAAGTACCGAAGTAAATCCAAGTAGTCAAAATACATTGAGGCATCATTGACTTTGTATTTATTCCGGAAGCATATTTTTAGCGTTGGCCAGTAATGATTTACGTTAGAGTAATGATTTCCGCAAATTGCCTGAAGAAGTGAATACTGTTTGATTTTTAAAAGCGTTTCTGCTTTAGGGTTGTTTGGGATATATTTCAAAGCATCCATAAAATTGATTCCTCTCAAATTCTTGTCGATTCCGTATTTTTTGTATTCCGGCTTGAAATAAGAGTCGGGATGATACATGTGCGGGTAAACATCGTATTTATGGTTGTTGTAATAGCTGTTGCCATTAACTCTAATCTCCATATCACCACCCCAAGAGTCACAGTGCCAGTTTGAATGGTGATGCAATGCGTAAATAGTATTTTTGCCATCGGGTCCAACCCAGTTCTGCACTATTTCGTGTAAAAAATACTTGGCCGGCATCCCCTTTTTGTAATGAGCAATCAGTTCAAAATTTCTGATTACTTGAAACTCTTCCACTACTTCGGCAAGAGCAAAATAATTGACTTGTCTATCGGTTCTGCAGCGGGATTCTTTTACATCAACCTTTGTGTTACAGTTAGGGCAAACGGCTTTTTTTCTTTTCACTAAATCAAGAGAAAAAGACTCTCCACAGTCCAAACAAAAAGCAGATTTTTTAGTAGCGTATGCTCTATGCTCCAAGCATTCTCTATAAGCCCACTCTTTTTGAGCTTTGGAAAACCCAAGCAGCTCTTTTGCTAAAGAGACAACTCTGAAATGAAGTTTGGTTCTCGGTTTCATGGTTTAGAATAATTCGCCTTGGGTAACTGCGGGTTGGTCCTCTTTTTTGGCTTTTGCCTTTTTGATTAACTTATCCTTAGCCTCTTGAATAGCTAATTGCATTGCTTTTTCTTTAGCTTGGGCAATTTCTTCTTCTGATAAATCAACTGCGTGGTTGACTACTACTTTAGCTTGAATTGGTTTTCCAATCTCAACCTTTTCTTCATCGTAGTAATGCATGGCCATTCCGAAGATTTCCTCGTCAGCAAAACCTACAGCTCCGCTATTCTTTACGGTGTTTAAAATGTAGGTGATGCAATCGTCGATGTTTTTTTCTGGGTTTTGCATTTTCTCAGCAAAAGCCGGATCATTAGCAGCTATGCTGTCTAAATGTTCTTTGATTGTTTTTTTGAAAGTGTCTGTTGATTTCATGATTAAAGTTTATTTGATAAGTAATCGTTAATAATTCCGGCAGTCATTTCGAATGACCAACTAAAGCAGGCAAAATATCCTTTGGCTCTTAGCTGTTTGATGGTGGCTTGCTGACCTTCCAAGTGTTCATCTTTCAATAACTCTCCGTTTATTTTGAAAGGGCTTTTTACTTTCAATTCAATAAAAAGACCGTTATATTTTTCGTTTGGTTCAAAAATTAGCAAATCGGGCGTTTTAAAGCCTTCTTTTTGAATTTGCTTATTTCTTTTCTGTTGTGGGATAGTTAGCTTAACTGATGCTATCGTATCGCTGAGAAAAAGCATTTTAGGATATTGAATAGAAATCCATTTGCATATTTTCTTTTGTAATTCAAATTCTGGTTGGCTTTTACTCATGATGCTTTTAGTGTTACTTCAAATTTTTCTTTTAATTCCAAAAAGTTAAACCAATCCTTTTCGCTCCACTGTTTAACCGATTTTCCCCAGAGATAGTGTCGGTTATCTTTTCTAAGGACATCAAGTATTTCAAAATAGGTTAGGCCTGTATTGATGAACTTTGGCTTAGTATCTTTCAGAACAATGCCTCTACTTTTCAATAATTGCTCTTCTGTTTTTTTGCTTTCTCGCCAAGCTTTGTTTCTAGCTAAAGCCCTTTCTCGGTTATTTTGATACCAAGTTTTTTTCTTTTGTTTAGCTTTTTCCTTGTTTCTATTATACCAATCCCTTTGCTGCTTGGCTTTGATTTCTTTAATTGTGAGTTGCTGCTCCATTTTTAGAATTTTTAAATTGTTCTGTAATTGATTTTAGATTGCTTGGTCTCATATTGAACCGGGACTTCTTCAAGCATTTTCTCAAAACTCATTTCTCTGATTTTATCTATCCGAAGCGTTATTTTATACATTTCAGACAGAAGCTTTGGTAGAGAGTCGTTTGGGCAATAAGGCATAAAGTCTTTGTAATCTTTGAGCCTCATTTCTAACCGGTTCTTTTGGGTTATAGAATTCATTTTTGAATTGATTTTCTTTTTGATTTCAAATACCCCAGGTATGGTACCATTTCCGATTTACTGCTCCAATCCAAAATGGTGTCTTCAAGCATTTGTCGGTCCATAGATTTTACCATTTCATCAATCTCTTTTTCTGCTTTTTCCCTTCTTTCCTTTTCGGCCTTTTGAGCTCTTTGTTTAGCGTAGAACTGTTCGACGGCATTATTTTCATTTTGTTTAGAATATTGCTCAGACTGCTTTTTGTTTAATATTTCAACCTCAGCATATTTTTTATCCAAGTACTGATCCATCCATTTATCTTTTCCTAAGATGTTTTGGCCATCGACTTTGTAATCTTTGCCGTCTCCAATCATACCTTGCCGAACTTGTTTTAGCATCAAAAGAATATCTTCAATTGTTTCGTAAGGATACTTTTCCATAATGTCAATAGCTATCATGGAAGCTTGCGTACTTGTGATGTTTTTTCCAACATTAAATCCTTCTGAAAATCTGATTAAGAAATATGTTATTACTTTAGCGACATTGATTTCTCCAACGGCTTTTTGAAGGCTTGATAGCTTGGTTCCGTCTATGGCTTTTGTAATTGTCAAATTCTTTTCAATAATCAATAAAGCAACTTCATTCTGAGACGCCAAACATTGCATTAACTGCGTCGTTAGCGGATTTTTTAAGATTTGAATCTGATTTTGCGTTACCTGAAGTCCTATTTCCATAATTTCCTTCTATTATTTTGTTAAAATTTGTCGGTTTAAAAATCCAATCAAAAGATGCCTTCCAGCCACTTGAATTATTCCCATTTAAAAAATCTGAATCTGCAACCATCTGAAGTGCTTTTCCAACAGTTTCTAGTCCGTGCTCTTTTATTCTTGAATTAATAGCTGCTTTTCTTTGTTCGTTTAATTTTTGAACTTGAGGAAGCCCTACACATACTTGATTAAAAATTGAAACGATTTCTTGAAAATTTGGTTTTGCACTTTTATTTTTTTTGATTACAATTCCTTCTTCTTTTTCTTCTTCTACTTCATCTTCATACTTCATACTTCTATCTTCTAAAAAAGCATCGCTTTCGCTTATGCGTTTATCATGCGTTCGCATAAATGCTTTTTTTTCTTTATTTTTAGGGGTTTCAGAGGTTTTTTTCCATCTTCTGTCTGCTGATTCTTTCGCTTTTTCGCTTTTTTCTTGCTGTTTTTTTCGTTCGATTTCAAGTCTTTTGTTTGTCAAAAACTCTCCGTCAAATTCAAACTTACCTTTCAGATCATCGCTAAGATTTTCCCAAGGTTTCCCGATGAGAAATTCAAGCCTTTTGACTGGAATTTTTCCATCTGTCCATTGTTTGCAAATCATTTTAATGTACATTCCAATTTCTTCATTGGTAAGATAAGTGCAGCCGGTAAGAAAGTCTTGAGCATAAAATTGAAATGCGGGTGCTTTCATATTTTTCTATTTTTGAAATGGTACGTTTGTTAACTGCTTTCCATTGTTCCAAATGGCATATCTTCCTTTCTCGTCTTGTTTGATTTTCATGGTTTCTATCCTACCGAAGAAATTGAAGTTGCCACCCAAATCAACAATCCAAGCACTCTCTTTCTTTGGAGAAATTCTCATAGCTCTACCAACTATTTGATAGTATAGCGACAAAGACATTGTGCTTCTTGCAATTAAAACACACTCCAATTCTGGGTAATCAAAACCGGTAGTAAGAACCCCAACGTTTACCAGGCATTTTATCTTACCGTTTTTAAATTGAGAAAGGATTCTTTCGCGTTCTTCTTTCTTGGTCTCTCCGGTGAGTAAAGCAGATCCCGGTATATTTTTAACCACAATTTTTGCCTCATCAATCATTGAGCAAAAAACCAAAAGGTTTTTACGTTTCTGCAATAGTCTGTAGGCGTAATTGGTGATTTTTGCGGGCATATCTATTGATTTGTAGTATCTTCTAAGGGAAGCCTCTGAAAAGTCCGTTCCTGAGCTGTTTAATTCAATTTTTGAACGGTCAACAACATTGAAAACGAAATACTCCAACTTTGAAAGATATCCGGCATTGAACAAAACATCGTTCTGAACATAGTAAAGAACCTCATGAAACAATCTCGGGCGTGTTCGAGTAATAAACCTCAACTCAGAACCAAATGAAGTATTTGATAATCGATAAGGAGTAGCGGTAAGACCTAAAACTTTTGCTTTTGGAAATGTTTTGATCAGTTGCTCATACATTCCGCCTTGGGAGTTTACTAAGTGGCACTCGTCAATAAGAATGTTTTCCAATCCTTCAAATAAATGAAGCTTGTTAATAACACTTCCAATGGTGCAAAAAGTAACGCGGCTTACTTTTTTCTGTCCGGCAGAGGCGCTGTAAATGGAAGCATGAAACCCATAAGAAATGTACTTTGCAAAATTCTGTTCAAGAATTTCTTTTGATGGCTGAAGAATCATTGTTTTACCACTCAATGGCGCGACTAAGTTTGCAATGACAATACTCTTACCGGCACCGGTCGGAAGTATTTCAATGGCATTTTTGTTAGTGGAACCGGTGAAGTATTTTACACCGGCATCCACAGCCTCTTGTTGATATGGTCGTAGCTGAAAAGCCATTTTATTCTTCCTCTTCTTCGTCAGTTCCTACTTTAGCTCCGGCCAAGTCCATGTTGTCTTCTTCTTCAAAAGTCATTACGGACTGTTCAAATTGAGGCGCTAATTTCCCATCCATATACTGCTCAACTTCTGAAATAGCAGCATAAATTCTTTGGGTCAATTCTTCGATGTAGAGATAAGTGGCTCCCTCAAGTTTTATTTTTGGAGTTTCAAATGAGATACTTCCATAAGTAACTTGTTTGTGGCCAACTAAAATCACCGATTTGTTTTCTTCAACACCGGTAATTTTAAAACCGGAAACAGAATACAAATTCAATAAGTCCTCGGCTTCAAGTTCTGAAAGAGGTGTTTGGTTGTTGGCATCTTTAAAAGCTCCATCAATGTGAGCCAAAAAGACGTTTAAATCTTCGAATTTCTGTAGCATATCATCGTGTACAACATGCACGCCTTTTCGGCTTATGATATCGCCTTTGGTTTTACCATCAAGTAACTCATAAGAGTAGTTACACATTTGGTCGCGAAGAGCAGCACCTTTGATCTCAAGTTTTTTGTCTGAGATAAGGTCTTGTGCGTTTTCACGCACTTTCATTTTTTTTAGTAACTTGTCGGGGTTAATTTCAATTGCTTTTGTCATTGTTTAAATTAATTTGGTTTAACGTTTATAAAATATTCTTTGTACTTCCCTTCTTTGGTTTCTTTTTGTACCGGCACACCGTAGATATCTATCAAATCTTTCACACGTCGTCGTAAATCGCCGATTCCGTATTCGACTAAGGCTTTTGTAGTGGTAAGCCTTTCGCCTCGTAAAAACGCCTCATAAACGATTTTACACTGTTTGGTAAAATGCTCGATGTTTCCATCAAATATTCTTTGGCTTTCAATGTTGTTTTCATTGTGAACCAATGGCGCTGAAAGGTCAATGGGCGCGTTAAAATCGATTTGTAGTTGTGGTGTGCTCATAAATACTGTTCGTTATTTTTCAATTGCACTTCTATTTCTTGGAGCGCAGCCAAGTCTGTTGGTTCCGGAAGATAAATCCCGGCTTGTTTTGATGCGTAATCTCTAAACTTGTCAATTACATAAGTGGTTTGGTCTTTATCGATATTGGCGAAGCTTTTATAAGCATCCCTTACCTCTCCGGTTTTCTCATTTGCTCTTTCATATCTAAACACTTCCGGACAAATGATTTTCTTAATCATTTCTTGCTTTACATACTCGAAGTCCTCTCCGTATTCCCAAGCAAACCACCCAACAATCAAGTGGAAATAGCTATTTTGATTGACAGACTTTTTTTGGGATATTCTTTTCAATTCAAACGGCTGACCTTTTGCGATGAAGTGTTTGATCTTTTCAATAGCTCGCTGGATGTCGATTGGCTTTTGTGGGTTGTAAACCATTGGTTAAAAATTTGTTTCAGGAAACTTTTCTTGTAGCAACCACAAAGGCGCTTTTAATTCTTCTTTGGTGGCATCAAATTCAACTAAGCTTTTAGGAAAGTAAACTTTGTCGCCCTCGCAGTCTAAATACCAACTCTTTTCAGTCTGACTAATTAGTGTGGCTTCGATGGTGTAGATGTCGTTACGGTTCATAGTCCGGATAAACTTGTTTTATTGCATCAACAGCTATCTGTTTGGCGCATTCTAAATTTTCTTTAGCGTTTTTTACTCCTACTATTTCGCCTGTAGCTATACTTTGCAAGGCATTCAATAACTTTGGGGCTGCAGCTATGATATTTGCTGCTTTTTCATTTGCTACACTTTCACAAACTAAATAACCACCATAATATTCAATATCAGAATCTTGACTTTCCTTTGGATTTAAAGGGCTTGGGAAATTTGTGTTTATCTGTTTAGTGTCGGAAACAACTGTTGATTTATAATTTCCGACTTTCCAATTTTCTTTCATACTTAAAAAGGTGTTTTATTAAAATCGATTTCCATTCCGTTAACCGCAGCGCAAACATTTTTACCGGTGAGTTCGTAAACTTCATCAACAAATTGCTTTTCGTTTGAATTGGTGTCCGATAAGTGAATCAGTACGATGTTGTTAACTGCTGACAAGTCATTTGCTGACAACATTTCCTTGCAGTTTTCGAGTGAAAAGTGACTTCTTAAAATTCGGTTTCTCAAAAACTCTTTGTCGCTGTCCGGTCCGTATTTCTTATCAATGATTGCCTTTGAATAGTTGGCCTCGATAAGAATGTTGTTTAGTCCGGGAAAAGTGTACTTGCAGTAGTAAGTGTCGGTAAGAAACAAAACCTTACCACAGTCGCGGTGCTCAATCAAAAACCCCATACAAGGCACATCATGCTTAACGCTGAAAGGCATCACTTTGAACCCACCTAAATGGTGAACGGCTTTCTCTCGCAATTGGATAGCGTTATGATTTACAAAAGTGCTTGTGGCGACTAATGTTTCGGCTGATGCGTAGGTTGTAATTCCTAATGCCATTACGTCTTTGATTGACTTTGCGTGGTCACCGTGGGAATGCGAAACAATACAACCAACTACTTTTGAGTAATCAAAGTTCAAGGCTTTCTTGATTTCTTTGATGTTTACTCCGGCTTCGATTAGGAGAGCTTCATCCCCATTGCTGAGGATGTAAGCATTTCCAATACTGCCCGTACTAATTACTTTCAGTCTCACGTTTAGAAATTAGGTTGTGCGGGCGTTTCTTCTGATTGTTTTTCGGCAGCAGCGGCCGTCGCTTCACTTGTGGTATTTGATGGTGAATTTTTTACTTCTTCAAAGTCGATTTCTTCTGATGCTTTTTCAAAGTATAAAGTTTCTTTGTTGGCTTCGGTTTTGATTTCGTGCGCTACGTTTTCGGCTGTAACGTCGATTACTTTATCCTCTTCCAATGGATCATACAATACAGAATCGTCGGAACTACTGATAAGTAATTTACAAGCTCTGTTGATTACGGTTTTGATTGCCATTTGGTCAGCAAAGTTTTTGTGTGCTGGAGAATTACCTTTGCTCCCGCCTTGTCCCCAAGCCATTCTGATTTGGTTAATGTTCATTACCTCAACATCAACATCGCCATTGTTTAACTCATAAACTGCGTAAGCACCAACTATCTCATTGGTTCCGATACTTTCTAGGGTTTGAGTGTGTTTCAAAACCTTTCTTCTTCCGGTTGTAGAGTCAACCTCAAACTCAAATACATCGCCTTTGAAAATTGCATTCCCTTTGATGGATTTTAAGTTTCCGTATCTCTTAGCGGTTACGATATTTCCGGCATAAGAAATTGAGCACTCCAATTTGTTTCCATAAGGAATGAAGTAACATTGTTTTTTTATTGGAGAAACTCCATAAACAACCATCTTTAAAAGCGCTTCGGCAACTGAGCCTTTATCACATTTTTCAAGGATGTTGTTTTTAGGATCAGACAAAATGATGTAAGCCGATTTCAATGCATTTTCTGCGTTGTAATCTTTTGGCAGAGTCAACTCTCCCGATTTTTGGAAAGCATCGATTTTAGCCAATACTTGTGTTGAAATGTCTTTTTTGATTTCCGCTACAGCGGTGGTGTTTTGTGCACTCATTTTTTCAAATATTAATTGTTAACTGATTTTCTTGTTTTGGTAATTCTGCGGCTTTACTGCATTTTATTTCAAGGATTTCAAAACCGTATTTTTCCATTTCTTTGGCTGTATTCTGATTGTGTTGGCAGTTGGCCGTACAATCAAATGAGCCTATTTTAACTCCGATGTTTACCGGGCATTTCTGCGTGAGCATTCCATCGGAGTCTCTGATTACTTTGTACATTACGCTGCTAATTCTTTGGTTTTAACCTCCAATTGCTTGTGCATTTCAGATACTACCAATCGAACCAACTGACTGTCGGTATCAATTAGCGTATGAACGCTCTCGGCATTGTCGATGAATATCGGAGCTGATACTCCGTAGAATTCGCAAAGCGTGTTGATGATATCCAATCCGGCATTTATTCTCGAAGCGGTGTTTAAATCGGAGAAAGGCACTCCGTTAACCATGGCCACGCAAGTTTCACGAAGTCCGCCGTTGATTTGTTCTTCAAACATTTTGAAGTTTACCATTTTGAACTTATCGTTGATAGCAGACTCCAATCGGTCTATTTTGTCTTTGATGAAGTTCTCAATTGTGAATTGGATTTTCTCTACATCAACGATTTGTTGGCCAAGTGTTCTTTCCTCGTCTTTCAATTGTTCGATACGCTTGTCGGCAGCTTCAATTTGCGCTTTGGTTTGTAGTTTAGCTTTGATTGAATCAATCTCGATAACCAAGCCTTTTTTCTTCTCTACAAGCTCCGTATTGTCAACGGTAGGTATTTCTACCAATTGACCTCTTAAAGTGGCTAATTCCTCTTTTTTGGCGGTGTAGGTAGCATGTAATGAAAGAATGCTTTGGTAAACAGTTTCTTCTGATGGCAATTCTGTACCTGAAACACCGTTTAGGCTTTCTATTTCGGCTTTTATTTTCTCGATTTTACCTTCTGTAGTTTGAATGTAACCTTTGCCGTTTTCAATTCTTGTAGCTAATGTTGAAACCTCTGCTTCAATGTTGGTTTTTTGAGCCGATAAGTTTTGACCTTCCGATGTGATTTCATTAAGCCTTTTGATTTTGTTGGCTTTGAAAGTGGCAAGCATTTCCGATTTTTTGCTCTCAACGTCTCCCGATTCAAACTCTCTTTTGCAGGTTGGGCAATGGAAATCGTTATCGTTAAATGTCAATTCTTTGGCATTTTCAGCATTCCATTCATTACGCTTTGCTACTATCTTTTCCTCGATACCTTTGATTTCATATTCTAAACCTGATTTCTTTTGCTCCAGCGTTAGAACAGTGTTTTTATATGAATTCAATTCGCCTTGCTCTTCCGATAAAGTTCTTGTTAACTTATCCAAAGCCGAAGTGTCCGGAGTAAGTCTTTGTTTGGCTTCACTACGAGCTGATGATTCAATGTTTTGGATTTCAACTTCAAGATTGTTGATGTTGATTCTCAATCCTTTTTGCTCGTCTAATTTAGCCTCGAAAGCTTTGTTGGCATCAGCCAATTGTCCTTCAACTGCTTCAAGTTGTTTTTGGTAGCCTTCAAGCTCGATTTCTAATACTCGGAAGTCTTGGGCTTCGGGTTTGCTTTTGCTTACCTCATCAATTCTCGTTGGGATTGCTTTTAAATCCTCTTTGGCTTTCTTAACGGATGCCAAGATTTGAGCTTTGTAATCTTCAAGAGTTTTGCCTTGGGTTAAATTGGTAAGAAGTGATTCATAGGCAGGATTTCCGGCAGCAATATCGGCATCGGAAACTTCGCCGGTGATTTGAGTAAGAAGTGATCTTCTTAGCTTCCAATCGATGTTGTTAAAGTAAGTTGGAGAAGTAATCATTTTGAAAACTTGCTCGTCAAGGATAGCGCTTACTTTTTTATTGAACTCGGTTACGTTTACCGGAACATCATTCCAGTATAAATCGGTTACGTTTCCGGAAAATTCAGCTTCCAAAGAACCTCTTTTCTTAACCCAGTTCTCTTTTAGGATTCTGCGCATAGTAACGGTGTCACCATCGATTTGATATACAGCCGAAACTTCGTGCTCTATCATCGGGATAGCTTTCCCGAAAACATCAAGGGTTTTGATTTCAAAATCTTTTCGGTCAGAACTATCTTTCCCGAATAACAGCCAGTTTACTGCATCGGCTATTGTGGTCTTTCCGGTACCATTTGCACCATAAATATCTGTTTGGTTGTCAAAGTCGATATGTAGCGATTTGATTCCTTTAAAACTCGAAAGAGTTAAACTCTTAATTGTGATTACTTTTTTCATAATTTTGAAATGATTTTTATTTAAACTTATTTTTAGGTTTTCCCACTGTTAGCGCAGTGGGTTTTTTATTTTTCTGCTTCGTTCCAGTGTTCCCATTTTGAACATTCTCGTTCTTCCTCAGCATCGGTTGGTGAACATTGTTTCTCAAGAAGGTGTATCCACCACCACATGAATATCACCGTAAACATTCCTATCAAAACCGCTATGCCTATGCACACTACAATTATTTCGATTACTTCTCTCATGGCTTAGCTGATGTAAAGTTGATATCCGTAATACATTGCTCCGATTAAAGCTGCAATGGCTACCACCATTAGGAACTGAAGAAATCTGTCTCTTAGGAAGATTTTGTAAAAGGTTTCGTCCTCAAAATGATTGTTGTTTAAATTTCCCATAATTAAAGCCATTTAAAATCTGTTAATGAATAATCGTTTAGCATTTCATCAAGCTGTGGAACTTGATATTTGTAAGCTAGCTGAAGTAGCTCAAACGCTCTTTCTTCACACTCTGTTGCGTCAAATTCTTTACGGATAATTGAGCCTAATAAGTGGAGGCTTTTTTGGTCAGCAATTCCAGTATTTTGAAGTTTTGCTATTAATTCTCCTTTTTTGTGTAATTTTGCCATGTTCTGTTTGATTATGCCTTGCTGGGCTGATTAAATTTTACTAACCGATTGTTGCTGCAGTCGGTTTTTTTATTTTGTTCTGTTAGGCGCTCTTAGTTAGCGTGCCGATTAATTTTAGTTTTGCTTCTTCCGGAAGAACGTTGTCGCCCTTTCGGGTGCGCCTTGGAGTAGTTCCCAACATCGCCAAGGCGCGTTTTGCTTCACTTTCGATTCGTGTAGCGTTTGCTATTATTTGGTTTCCGCAAGATTTTAAAACCTTCGCTTCTTCCAATTGTGATTTATGAAATGCTATTTGCTGTTTGCGGTTCATAATTATGCGGTTTGCGATTCTGCTTCAAAAATTTCTGCATCAGTCAGTCCAGTGCTTTTGTAGTAATTCACCGCAGCCATTTTTGTTAGGTTATCTGAATTTCTTTCTGCCAACTGTTGTACATTTCTTTCTGTAACTCCTAAAGCCAAAGCTGTACTTAATCGGAATTTCTTGTCAGTCAGCAGTTTTTCAATGATTAATGCACTTACTTTCATTCTCTTTTTGTATTTTTGTTCGTATATATATGCAAATATACAAACAGTTTGCAAACAAAAAAATATTTTGAGAACTATTTTGGAAACTTTTTGCAAATAATTTTAAACTGCTTGAAAGTATTGAAGTTATGTATAATAAAAATTTAATAGAGCGCGTTTCTATTATGAAATTTGATAACCCAGTTACTCAAATATCAAATGATTTACAGTATTCAAAAGGTACCGTAAGTAGCTATTTAAATGGGAAAATTAAGGCAAGTAAAAACTTTATTGAAGATTTTGCAAACTTTTACAAACTCATTAAAGAAGAATTGATTGATTCAAAACCACAAACAATTCCTTTAAATACAGAAATCGTCAAATCAAAAAACAGTGATGCTTTAAATAAGAATGCTGGATTGCTCGTTCCTTTTTATGATATTGATTTTTCAGCTGGTGCTGACATAGCAACCATAGATAATAATCAAGTTCAACCGGACTACTACATGGATGTTCCGGAGTTTTCCGGTTGTACTGCTTTCAGAGCGTACTCGGACAGCATGGAGAAATTAATAAAAAGCGGCAGTATATTGTTTGGAACTAAAGTTGATGAGTGGAACATACATCTTGAGTATGGTCAAATTTATGGCATCATCTGTAGCGATGGAAGACGTTATTTAAAATACATACGACGACACCATGAAAATTCAAAAGAATATTTTCTTTTGAAAAGCGAAAATGAATCGTATGATGATTTTGATATTCCTAAAATTGCCATTAGATCAGTATGGCTGATTCACGGATGGCTCAATAAGAGAACATAAAAACAAATATATCATGAAACAACTATTTACATTATTGGCTCTGATTTTTATATCAACGGCCATTGCCCAGGAAAATGAGTTCGTATTAGGACCGGAAAAAATGACGGACTATATTGTAATTCCATTTGAAGGAAAAACACAGCAAGAGCTTTATAAAAAGTCTTTGCAATGGATTGAGTTTGCATACAAAAATCCAAAAGAGGTTCTTAAAGGAAATATTGAAAACGAGTATATCAGATTTCAAGGTTCTAAAAAAGGACTAATTGTAATGAATGCATTGGGAAAACATTACTATGATGGAAGATATACAATTGAAATCTCCTTTAAAGATGGTAAATGCAAATTTGATATCATAGAAATTGAATACTATACGCCGTATTCTCAATACAACCCCGGTGGATGGAATTTGTTTGGAATGGATAACACTTCGGCTTATTTTAAAAAAGGTGAGCTAAGAAGCAATTGCAAGTACTTTACTGAAATCCCTCAATACTTTAATAGTTTAAAGGATGAATTTATTGCTTTTATGAAAAGTGAAAATTTACCAACTAAAAATTCAGAATGGTAAAATGTACAATTCCGACAAAGCCATATTAAGACTTATCGAGCTATTAATTTTCGAGAAGAAAATTAGATTTGAATTTGAGTTTGCTAATTCTATTGATATGCTTCCTCAAACCATTTCAAGAATTAAGTCTGGAAAAAATCACTTTACAGCGACACACATAGAATTGATCTGCAGACGTTATAATGTGAATGCTAATTGGATATTCGGAATTCAAAAAAATGTTTTTAACGATAAAAACAGTATAGAAATTATTGATTTTTATACTTCAAAAACCAAGTAAATAAAGGCTTTAATAGTGTTTCATTGCCGACAATGTTAAACGACAATAAAACCTCAAAAAATAGTCAAAATCAGAATAAAAAACTGCCGTAAATACAGTAATTACATTGAAATATTTGTTGGGTAATGTTTTTCATAACCCTGAGGTCGAGAGTTCAAATCTCTCTCTCGCTACAAATAAAAAAGAACCTCAACCCTTATCCCAACAGGGGTTGAGGACTTCTAAAAGTCACTTTCGATTCATGTAGTTACAACAAAACGGCAATGTAAACGTCAATGTAATTACCATGAAAAAACTATCCAACAACTGCTCCCGAACAGAGGTTTGGGCTTCTCCCGATAATTGGGAAACTACAACAGCAAAATCTGCTCTTAAAAAAAACTGGTACGTTCAATGTGATTTTTACGATCCATTGCATTCAAAAAAATATCCAAAAGGATTTCCTTACCGGAAAAAATTAAACAAATTCAAGACTCTTGAAGAGCGCAGAGCTGCTGTAAAATTACTTATGGTTGAAATACCCAAACTATTAGACCAAAAAGGATATAACCCGATAACCGGTAAGTTTATGATTGAAGAAGCGCCGGAACAGATCATTGCATTAAATCCACAAATGCATTTTATCAAAGCGCTAACCATAAACTATCCTTTACTTTCTGTTTCTGAAGGTGTAAAAAAAGAAATTAAGAGAATTGTAAAAAAGATTGATCAGTCGGCAATTGATTTGAATTTGAATATTGCAATTTGTCAATTACATAGTGGGCATATCCGCGACCTATTGGACCGGTTAAACCTTACGCCAAACGAATACAACAAATACCTTACGCATTTATCAATAGTTCTTTCCGATTTAGTAGAAAAGCGCATGTTGTTTCACAATCCTATTCGCGACATCAAGAAGAAGAAAACCATAAAAAAAATGCGAGAAACTCTCGAAATCTCGCATCTTCAACAGATTTTCAAAGTTTTGAAAAGCGAACATTACACCTTTTATCGATACGGAATGATATTCTTCCATTCCGGCGCGAGAACATCAGAGCTTTTTCGGGTTCAAAAAAAGCATGTCAATTTGGAGAAGCAGGAATATAAGGTTACAATAATGAAAGGCGATAGTTATAAAGAAGTGAAGAAAGTAATATTGCCTAATGCTTTACCTTTTTGGGAAGAGATTATTTCGGAATGCTCCAATGAAAATGATTTTTTATTCACTCGAAATTTGCAACCCTCATTAACACCAATACAGCCTTACCAAATTACAAAGCGATGGAAAAGGTTGGTTAAGGATAAACTATCGGTAACTGCAGATTTCTATTCTTTGAAACATTTGTTCCTGGATGAATTGGATAAGGTTTCGGTTCTTGCCGGACCAATGGCCAGCCACACGACAAATGTTACCGAGAAAAACTATTTGTTTGGCCGAGAAGGACGCAAGAATGAAGCATTAAAAAAGGTGAGAATTAATGTAATTACTTAAAATAAAAAACCGCCCAAAGAGGGCGGCCAAAAGTCCTTTCTATTCGACTGTCGGAAAGGGCATGTTATTGTATGTAAATTATTTACTGATTATTTCATTGGTTAGATATCCCAGGGCAGCAGCTCCCAAAATCGGGATAAGCTTTGGCCGTTTTCTTTTGCGTTCTTCTTCAAGCGCATCTTTAGCGTCTTGAGTGTTGGCGTTGGCGTTATCCAATAATACTTTGTCGTTGGCTATTGTTGTTTCAAGGTTTTTGTTTTTCTCAACCTCTAAATTATAGTTTTTGGTAGCCAATGAAAGTGAATGGTTTAGTTTGGAAATCTCTTTTTTTTGCAGAGGTACTTCCGCTTGTGCCGCTTCGCCATTTATGATTTTGGTAGCAATGGCAGAAAGTGGTGGTTTTGTCATTGATAGCGCATTTCCTTGAATGAAAATATCTTTGTCTCCGGCTTTGGCCACATCTTGATAGTACTTCTTCCAATCGTTTAAAGTATTGTCTTTTAACTTATCGATTTGCTTTTTAGCATTGGATTTTACCTTGTCGATTTGTTTGTGGAGAGAGGCTATTTCTTTCTTGTTTTTGGCTAATGAATCCTTGTTTTTAGAGATAAGATTGTCTTTTTCCTTATTCGCTTGTTTGAGAGCTTTATTATCTTTTATGATTGTTTCCGACTGCTTGTCGCGTATTGCGATTTTTTCATTTAAAACGTTGATGGTGTCGCTTTTTCCGGAACAATCGAATAGTATCACAATAAGTAATACTACTGAAATCATATAGCCTTTGTAGCGTTTAAAAAAGTTCTGTATTTTAACAATGTCTAGTTTCATGATCTGTATTTTTTTGATTCAATTATTAGTTCGTTCAAACGCTTTTCGTCGTCGGAGTAATCCATTCCGGTCTTTTTCTTGGTGTGGATTACTATTTTAAAAATCCTAATCTTATCCCGAATATTGGCATACTTTACATTTTTGTTGATGTAGTTTTTGTTGCTTTCGTCAATTCGAATGATGGTCAGGTAGTACTTCCTGATTTTTTCATCAACAAAAGCATCCAGGAAGTTCATTTTACAACTTTGGATAAACTATACCGTTTGTATCTTCAATGAAGTTACCGGCATCGACTAACGCTTTTAATTCTTGCCAACGGTAACTTGTTCCGTTCGGTTTTCTCAATTGAAAATGAGGAGCGTCTTTAAAGGACTTCCAATCTCCGCCCCATTCCCAGCCTTTGGATTTGAAGTAGTTCACAATCTCCATCCAATCAGCTTTTGAGTCTTTGTCGTAATCTCTAATTTGAGACCAACTTGCTTCCTCAAAACTTCCATTTCCGTCATTATCGTAAAGCAAAACAATATCGAAAGCCAAGCCGTAATTGTGAATTGATTGCCAAGCGCGAGCATTTGTCACCTTTGGCCGTTTATTGAATAAAGCATCTTGTTCGCTTGGCGTTCTATGAACGTAAGCAAATCGAAGCCTTGCGCCTTTTCCGAGCAAGTTGTTTGCTTCTTTGTATTGCTGTAATAGAGTTTCTCTAATACTTGGGTGCGCTTGAGCTATTCTTTGTAAAGTAATTGCGTCCATTTTAATTTTCGTTTGCTGTTTCGCCTTTAATTGAGCGCCAAGCACTCCAAAGCTTGTTAGACATAAGTTTTATTCTTTCAAATAAGTTAAACCCGCATTTCGGCAAATTCTCGTGTACAATCGAGAAGCCTTCATTCAAACAGAATAGTAAAAGAATGAATGTGGGGAGTGTTATTTCGGCATCGGAAATGCTTTCATATCGTAGGTTTTTGATAAAAAACACCTTTTGAAATTTGTATAGTATCAGCGGAAATCCCATGTACACCATTCCTTTGACAAACATTTTTTTGAACTTGTCGGAACTGAAGCCTTCGCCTTTACCAAAGAACCATTTGTCTTTGCGGTCGGTTTTGTTTTTCCACTCGAAATAGGAACCTAAAACGCCGGTTACCAAGTCAGCCAAGAATAGCCAAAAAAGAATCCAGGCAACTCCTTTGAAATCAACTACCGGTGAAACAACTACTGCCGGAGCAATTGTAAAAAATACAGCTGTCGGCTTTTTAATGATGAATGAAAAAAGAGTGAATTTTGGTAGGGCTACCGCTAAAAAGTTTCTCATGGTTTGATTTGTATTGTGGAAATATTTCCGGTTCTAATTTCGATTACTTCTAAAATTCGCTTTTGATTGTTTTGGTATGGTCGCCATCGACCGGCAAGTGTGCAGTTGTATTGACCAACGCAAGCCGTGGCAATGAATTCGTAAATAGGGCTTTCGAACATTGGGCGGTGGTCATTGGATAGGTAGTAGGCAGCCAATGTGCTTTCGGGAGTTTCATAACCATGCGCAACCGATTCGCCAAAAAATAATGCACCGGAAGCCTCATAACGCTCGAAAAAACCTGAATGCGATAAACTATCGCTGTCTTGCAATTGGAGTGCTTTATCCTTAGCTAAGTGATACAAATCCAAGCTGGTTTTGTAAGGAGAAAGTCCGAGTTCTTTTCGGTGCTCATTGTTTAGCTGAATGATTTTCGATTCCTTAGAACTCATATAGTCTGCCGGGATTTCTCTTTGTGGAAATGGCACGAATACTATTTCCTTTTCGCATGATGTTAGGACAAACAACACCAACAACGATAAGCCAATCAAAAGCAATTTTATAGCTGTGGGAACTTCCTTTTTTTGCATTCGAAGTTTAATGGCTAATACCATCCAATAGACAGCATAAATCACTATTGAGCCATCGAAAAGAAACTCCGATTTGTACTGTGGAAAAAAAACAGCGGTTCCGGATCCGGATAAAAATCCTATAAGCGTCCAAAGGATATCCCATTTGTCGAAATTGGAATTTTCAATTTGCGCTTGCATCCATTCGTGGCCACCACCGGCTAAACCCCCAAATACAAATGAAGCAAAAGCAATTCCAATAAATACACCGGCATTATGTGGATAAGAAGAAAATCCGGTAATGTGGCTGATATAATTCCAAACAAATAAGCCAAGAATGCCATGGGCAATGTTAAAGATAGTTTTCATAGTTTGTAAAGTCTAATGTGAACAATGTTGTTGTAAGTGCCTTTGAGCATGTGGCGCCATACGTTTATAAATGTAAATCGGGTGAAGAACCAACGCTGAATGATTAATTCAATCGGGTAGTTAAGCGCAATCATTACTGAGAAAAACTCTCTGTCGATTTCACTTCCTACATTACCATTAGCATTTCTCCAATCATGAATGAAGCTCGCGAGCTCCCAACGGCTTTTAAATCGGGAACGAACGAAAGTTGGACCGTCGTAGCTAAATTTTCCGGCTTTGAAATCTTCCCAAGCAAAAGTGAAAAGCTCACGAATCGGATGATTAAAATCCAATCCGTTCATTTCGGTGTGCATCGACTCATAGGCTTGCTTGAGTTCTTCTGCTGTAAAATCGCTATAGAATTTATTCTTTCTCATACTACACCAATTCGGCTAAAATTCCTTGTAAAACTGTTGTAAAACCACCTGATAAGGTTGGTACTTGCATCGACAAAGCATCACGAACTAATTGTAGAGGATAATTATCGGCGGCATTGGTTAAAGTATCGGCTAATTCTGTACCGCCACGCATTACATAACGATCTATTTCTTCTTTAAAATATCCGTATAAAAAAGCGAACTGTTCCGGCTGTTGGCTTTTGAAATACTCAAAAATCAATTCGCGCTGCTGCTTTTTGAAAAACTCTTTGTCGTCGTCCGAAAGCTCGTAGAAGATTTCCCAACTGTCAGCTACTTGACCGTTCATTTTGTAAAGCTTGGTTATACGTCGGAATCCATCGGCATAACCGTCCGGTTGAAACCAGTATTTTTTTTCAGAACTCCAAATGATTTTACCATCTTTTTTGTACTTCTTTTCTCCCTTCAATCCTTTATCGGCTAAAGTTGAATCGCGCTTGATGCCTTCCAGGTTATCTAATTGGATTAGCTTGTATGGCAATGCTGCCAATTCAGGATAAAGCACGTGAAGCGCAAGGCGATTGCCAATTTCTTCTTCGGTAGTGCCATCGTAATACGTGCCGGTTTCCGAGTTGAAATACAAATTTTCGGAGCTGATTGTCGGTAGTATATCAGTTGATAGTTCCGGTTGCTCACCTTCGGCAAAATAATTTGAACCGGTTACTTTACCGGATTGGTCGAATAGGATGTATAGTTTGTCTGCCATGGTTAAATAATATCTGATGATGATGTATCGGTTGAAGCACCGATTTCGATTAACTCAAAACTTCCGCTATCTACTTGCATTCCTGTAGTAGCTACTGAAAAAGCAATTGATGGTATAATAGTCCCTGAACTATTGCAATTGAACTCAAATTCAAAACAAATTTTAGCTACCGTAAGCGCACTATTAGAAGCAATTTGAGTAGCGCTAAATGTTGTAATAGATTGTAATGATGGTGTGCTTAGTGCGGAAGCAATTAAACCGGCTCCCAATCCGCTGACATAAGAAGCCGTAGCGGTTCCTAAAACACCAAAACTGATATTTTTTGAACTTCCTGACAACGCCGAAAGTACCACCCAACCTTTACATTTATACTTTTTACCTGATACTACTGCTTTTGAACCATTGCCGGAAGAACCTACATTAAAAATCTTTTGCAATGCAGTAGTATTATCGAGCGTTCTAGGTGTAGATTGCGACATCCAAGTTAAAGTTGTACCGCCAACTGTAATATCTTGCAGATTAATATTAGCAGTACCAACTACACCAATATTACCGGTTGTATAAGTTTTACCTTTATAAGTTCCGCCAAGGACATGGAACAAACAATACTTAGCTGCTGAACCGGTTTTAAAATCATTTGGTCGTGTCCATGCGCCGGAACTGTTTACAACCCAAGGCCCATTTTCTTTTTGGTCGGTTTGCGCCAAAAGCAAAATAGTGTCGGTAGTAACTAAATTAGAATCAATTGTTATTGAACCCGAAAGTGATGCCACGTTAGTTCCAACTGCAAATCTTGCCGGTTGTTTAATTCTTAAAGCATCGGTATAATCTTTAGCTTCTGTCAAAGCCGATGCAATAGCGGCAGCTTGCGCCGTCGATACCGGTTTTGATAAATCGGAAGTATTATCAACACTTCCTAATCCTAAAGCATCTTTTGAAAAATCGAGCACTTCAAAAGTCAAAAGCCAACTTTCAGAGAATGCATCGCCGTTTATTTTTTTTAATACCGCAGTTCCGGCACGCAATGTAATTCCTGAAAATTCGTCAACTGTAATACCATTTACTTGAATGCTTGGATTATTATCTACATCAGGGATGCAAAATAAATCTACATCGGAAACGTTGTGGATTTTCAAAACGGTATTAACCGGATAAAGTTCGGCCGGTAATAAAACATCATCACCATCCTGGTTGTACACAAGTTTACCTCGGTCGTTAAGTTCCAAAATGGTTTCGCCATCGCCATCAGATAAACGGATCGTGCGGTCGCCAACTTCCAATACTTCCGGCAAACTTTGTGAACCAACACTAATACCTGCCAATAAAGCGGCTTTTGTTGTGTAATATGGTGTTGTATCGCCCGGCTTTACTACGTATAATTTAGCGTTATCAGGAACATCTTCCAAAAACGTCATTACACTTACTTTTACTTCTCCTGATGCCATTACAATCGTATTTTTTTGTTATCTTCTGTTACTATTAAAAAACCATCCTCGGTAGCTAAATAATTACGCGCTAATCCCGATGGTGCTGCAAATTGGCGCGGTGTAAAAATTATTTCATGTATCATGTTATCCGAAGTAGTATCTACTTCATCAAATGTGGCAAATGTGGCCCCAACGTTTAGCGCGGAATCAAATATATCCGAGCCGTTAATACAGGTTATTGTTACCACATTTACATCTCGTGTTATGGTAAAATCATCCGATAAATAATCGAGCGTAAAGGCTTCAACATAGTTCACCGCTTGATCTACTGCATTCGCGCCTATGGTACATTGCCCTGGAAACGCTCTGGATGTTTTAAAAGTAAATCCGCGAGTGAACTCGGTTGTTACAGGAAACAAAGCGTAATACTTAAATTGCAAAGTATCATCTACCTGCGCCGGTTCTAAAAATGTTATTTTTAAAATCACTCCCATTACACCGCAATCACATTGTTACTTTCTACATCATCAATTATATAGACTTCAGTAGCCGTTGTAGGCGCACTGAAACTTACTTTGCATTCTATAGTGTTGGTTATTTCAAAATAACCACCATCGCCGGTTATTTCTATTCCAATAGATTCTAAAGCAGTTAAATCGGCAGGATTGAAAGCTTCAGCAATCCACAAATCAATTTCAACTACTGTATTGGTTTCAAATCCCGGAACTTCAAAACGTGCTTTTAACGGCGTTCCATCAGGAATTTTAGTTAAGGTTCCGGCAGTACTTACTGCATCGCGTACATAAGACGTATTTAAGTTGAAAGCCTTGGCATTTCGCTTTATTTTCCAAATAAATGCATCGGCTTCAAATAAATGATTAGCATTATCCAGGGTTTTGTAAAATGCTTCTTTGTTATCCGAATCCAAATCGTTTATATCCAAAACATAGTTGGTCCCGGGAGTAACATAGTTATCCAATACATCTACCTCATAACTACTGTCAGCCGTTAAGGCTGCAATAATATCGGCACGGTTTACTTGGCCATTTAATACTATTTGAATTTTATTACTCATACTGTATATCTGTTAATTCGGTAAACTTGGCTTCGGTAGCAATAAACTTTGTTTTTCCGGCAAACAAATCCAAGTTTAATGTGGTTGGAATAAAAACCTTATCTTCATTGTTAAAGTAGAAATCGATTAAATTACACGGCCACAACAAAGCCAAAGCAGAAGCCTCGAGCCTAAACATAGTTTCGGCCTGAATGCCGTGTAAGGCTTTAGCAACTGTTTTTGGGAAGGTATCTACTGTAGTGCTGCCAACTAATTTCCAACGCAATCGGTTAGCAAAGTTTTCAGGAGCGTACTCTACGTGCATATATTTTAAAACATCGGTTGAATCTACAGCAGGATAGGCTTTGTAGTTTTTTGGTATTACCGGAAAGCCGGTGTATGATTCTAAATAAGCCAGTTTAGAATTACTGTCATTTAAAAAATACCATAGAGAATCAAAAGAAGTTTGCTCACCGGTAACTTTTTCCATAAAAGCCGCTTTTTTAAATCCTTTTTCAAAAAGCAGTTCTATTAACGATGATGAAACATTAAATGTATTGTAATTCAAATCGAGCTCTACATTAGGCGCAAAATAATGATGCGCTAAATAGTCAGCATTGGATGAAGTACGATCAATAGTTTTAAAGAAATCATCATTAATTGGATAACCAATAGCAAATGAATTTTTTACCGAAGCATCAACAGTACATGAAATTGGTAAATCATAAGATAATTTTTGAGTAAAGTTAATTTCACGGAAAGCCGTTAACGATTCGTTTTCATTGTAACCTTCAATTACTTCAAGCTTAACTGTATCAGCAATAATTCTTTCAAATGCAATGTTATCCAGCGCAACACTACTTTCTTGAATTATAGGCATTAAAATTCTAAGTTTTAAATAACCTTCAACATCAGAACTAAATGTGAATTTTAGTTTAAAAACCAATTTATAAATACCAGTACCATTATCTGAACTTTGAACCTCATATCGCAAATTTGCATCCGAAGAAAACGACGGCCTATTACTATACTTTTCTACACCATTTATAAAAATTTGAAAAGGCACTAAACGATCATAATAACCTTCATCAAGTTTGTTTTTAAAAGTAGTTTCAGATAAGTTTACATTAATACCATCTACAGTAAATTGAAATTCAAATTCATATTTTAAACCAGGCTTCACATATGGCGTTTCAACCGATTCCAAATACCTGTTTACCGCAGTGGCTTCGTTTAAATTATAATCGCCCACAGAAGATGTTTTACGCCAATAAAAAATAGAATAGTTTTCTGTAAATGGCGCAGAAGCAAAAGGGTTGAAAAAAATTGGTGTTATAAATAAGCCCGATAAATTAGAAATCCATTTTTTAAGCTTTACCATTCCATACAATTGAAAAATTGCTGAAACCGGTAAATTATAGCCAATTGACTTATAGTATGAATAAAACTGTTTTTCTTTATCTATTCTAACTATTTCGTCCGAGAATAAATTTTTACTTCCGTTAGCCTTAAAATTTAAATTAACTTCACGGAAAGGTGTAAGAGCTGTAAAGTTTGGTGTTGGCTGTAATTTAGCACCACAATCCACCAATTCTTTTTCGGTGATTAAATCGGCAATTCTTACACCATTGGTATCAAACTGTAAATTGGTAGTTTCCAATTCGGCACGGCGGTGAACACCTTCTAACCACCAATAGCCTCGAAAACTGTACAAAGTCATTAAGTTAGAAGAAACGATATCTTCTAAAATTTCGTAGCAGTCTTTATATTTTTCGCCATCCACAAAGTCGAGCATATTAATGCCGAGCGCTTCCCAGGTGTATAATTCAGATTCCGGCACAACCGAAGGTTTTACCACTAAGTTTTGCGCCAATCCGGTTTGCTCTAAACAATAGGCAATTACCTTAGCAATAGGCAAAGTGTTTTGGTAGTACCAAGCCGGAAAGTATTTTCCTTTTAAACTACCAATCATATCGGTAGCGGTGAAATCTACAAAAAACAATACCTGTTTGTATGGTTCGTTGTATTGGTCCGGCAGTAAAAAACCGCGCCAAAGCAATTGTTCATCATCCGTTACATTTATTCCCACTACTTCAACACGGTATCGTTTTTCATCACCGCTAAACAAGTGCAAAAACTTAGCATCCTGCGCATCGAGCACCGCCATATTAAAAACGAGTTTTGATATAGCCAAAGCCTTGGTTAAATCGTCGCCACCGTTAAAATCGATTTTACAAGCGTTGGCCGAAGCCAATTCCTGAATTAAGATGCGTTCGTTTTCGTAAGTATCATAAATCCTGATACTGATATCTTTGTAATCCAAAGCCGGTAAAATTTCCGGTTCCGGCACTGTAATCGTTTCAGTTGCTAAAGTTGTAATGGTACTTCCAGGATCAGTAAGATTTGTAAAACTCCAGGTGGCCGCCACTCTTAAATTAACGTAAAAGCCATTGGTGCCCGAAGCTTCAAAGGTGGCAATACCATCTAAATCGTTGGCATTTAAGTTGGTCAATAAGTTAGTCATGGTTTCGGCCAGGGTTGCACCAATGCGCACCTGGTTAGTAGCTGCCGGAACTCCGGTAACAAATGTTTTACTAAGCCATTTACTGTAACCCAAAGCCACATTAAACACCGAAAACGACATTAAGTAAAACGCCGTAGGATTAGAAGGAAATGTTATTTTTACTCTATTCGCCACGTCTTTCGCTTTGGTTTTTTGCTCTGTTAAAAGCAATTAGTAAATCACTACCTTTCAAGGTAACATCAGCAACCATAGGAATCACAGTACCACCGCCACGCTCTAATTGGTTATACAATCTTCTTTGTTGGCGATCATTCAAAATAAGCTCACCACTATTCACACGCGCTAAAATACGGTCACCGTAAAAAGAACTACCACCTACAATACCACCATCGGCAAAAGCACCTATGTTAGCAACTTGAGATTTAACAATACTTCCTAAAGCAATTAATGCAACCCCGGCAGCTATTGCACCAAATCCTTTTAATCCAGTTAAAGCTTTTTTTATCGCCTCAATAGCGGTACCTGTTGATATAGCTATTTTACCTAATTGAATTAACATATTTCCTAAACTTGAAAAAATCAATTCATTAAAGCCTTTTAACAAACTACCACCATTAAAAGCACCTGCAATAGCTTCACCAATACCCGAAGCAAAACCCTCTAATGTAGATTCAATAGCAGCATTAAAATCTTCTTGTAAAGAAACAGCGGTACTTTTTAAATCTTCAACTGTTGTTTTTACTTTTTCAGTACCTTTAATATCATTAATAACCAATTGAGTACCGGTTATTAAATCTTCAAACTCCTGGTATTTTCTTTTACCTTCTTCTGTGGCATTAGAAAAGCGAGATTGTAATTCTCTGTAATAGGATATTTGATTTTCAAGATCTTCTAAAGAAAAAGTTGGAATAAAAACACCTTCAGAATCAGCATTAGGAATTTCCGGTTTAGGAATTTTGATTCCTTTTTTAGAAATGGCATCAATTTGCTTTTGGTAGCCATCTATTTTGGTTTTTAAGATATCAAACTCAGTAGAATTGGTAGCCACTTCCCTTTGCGCTTTTCGAGCCAATTCAATAAGGCTTTCATAGTAAGCAATGGTTCCAACTTTTAAACCACCAACCGCTTCAACCTGCACACCGGTTTGAGCAATAATAGCTTTTTGGCGTGCGATTTCATTTTCGGTTAGCTTTGCAGATTTTTGGTCCAATTCTGATTTAACACCTAAAAGATATCTATCTTCTTTTTGCGCTAAAGCATCAGCATCAATTTGTTCCTGCTTAATTTGTTTTAAAAAACGGTATTGGGTAGCTAATAATTCATTTTTAGTTTTATAAACATCAGCAGTTCCTTTTGAAATACTACCTTCAGCTAAAAGTTGTTTCTCACCACCTTTATTAATTTCAATGATCCTTTCACGGATTTTTTGTATTTTTTGTTGGCGCTCGATTTCACCTTCTAATCTTTCTTGCGCTCTTTTATCGAGTTCATTACCAATAGCTGCCGCTTTTGATTTATCAAAAATAGCTTGGCGCAATTCTTTGTAAATACCAACAGACTGTGCGTTCTTTAAATTTTCAAAATCGATATTTTTAAAGTACGCAGGATATAATTCCTGTAAACGTTGGTAGGCCGCTTTACGTTCGTCAATACCCAACTTAACATCAGTTGAAGATTTATACAATCTATCCAAAGTAGATACTTCAGACAAAGCTGCTTTATTTCCGTTGGCAATAGCTGTATTTAATGATTGTTGAGCCGTTACAACTTTAGTTTGGTTTGAATACCATAAAGCAAATCCGGCAGCAATTGCCGCAATAGCAACTGCCAAAGCTGTATAAGGATTAGCCGCTATTAAAGCAGACATTGCTGAAAAAGCATCTTTTAAAGCATTGAACTTAGTAATTAAATTAGGGATAAACGTAAGCAATGCACCGGTAGCAGAAAGCAATGGTCCAATTGCTGCAGCAATACCGGCAATAACCACTATGGTTGTTTTGGTTTCCGATGATAAATCGGAAAAGCTTTTAATTAAACCATTCACAAAAGTGATAGCTTTAGTAAAAGCCGGTAAGATAACACTACCTAACTGCTGTCCTACTTGTTTTAAACTTTCAGTAAAAATTCGGGTTTGGTTAGCAGCACCGCCACCGGTACGCGCAAAATCGCCCTGGGCGTTTTTAGTATTAGCCAATATGTATGCGTAGCGCAATTGCACTTTTTCGGCTTGCGAAAAGTCTTTAAACTGTTTGGTGATTCCTTGCGATAAAGCAAATGCCTGAAGATTGGTTTCAGTCATTACAATACCGAGTTTTTTAAGCGATTCCGTTTCGCCCGAAAATACTCCGGTTAATGCGGTATTGGCAATATCAATAGAAATGTTTTTGAATGATGCCAAGTCACCGGCTAAACCCACCAACGATTTAGACATATCGGCAGCGCGATCTACAGGCAAGCCCAAAGAAGTAGCCATATCACCAAAAGTAGCCGCCATATCCAAGGCAGTTCCTTCGGATATACCAAAGGCAGTTAAGGATTCTTTTGCAAACTCACGAACCGCTGCCGATGAATCGCCAAAGGCCACATCAACTTTATTCAAACTTTCCTGGTAATCACTGGCAAACTTTACCGAAGCGGCTCCGGCTGCCAATAAAGGTGTTGTTAAGTAAAGCGATAAGCCATTGCCCACACTTTGTAGTTCACGTCCGTATTGGTTAATCTTACGGATGCTATTTTGCATTTCGCTTGAGAAGCCTCGCAAATCAGCACTAAACTTAACATTGATAGAAGCTAAACTCATATAATACCGCTTTTTAACGGTATAAAAGTACCTTTCAATGGTAGTTTTATTGCGGACGTTTTGTCCGTTTTTACCATAAAAAAAAACCAGTCTTTAAGACTGGTTTCCTTCGGCATACTTATTTTCAATACCATATTTATTTAAGGCATTTAAATAAGCAATATGTGCTTCTTCTGGCGTTAAAAATCGGCCTAAATTTTTAGTTTTATTATTAATAGAAATACGTGCCGCCCATCTTTTTAATCTTTGATTACTTTTATCATAAGTAACCCCTGTATAATTAGACATGGTTTTTTTACTTTTATAATAATGTGTAGTATTCTCTCTAATTGTTAACCACTCTAAATTCAAATAATAATTATTTAATTTATTTAAATCTTTATGGTTTCCTTTATGTTTTTTAGTTGGCTTTTTACCAATAAAACATTCTAAAACTAATAAATGAACAGAAAATCGCTTTTGTAAACCATCTTTACATAACACAACAACATAATATGCATTTTTAGCATAAACAGAAAGCTTTAAATCCCTACCTTTCATTACTCTTTTTACACCAGAATAATGATTTACTAAAAAATCAAAACTTCTAACATTACCCCAAGAAGATATTTGATACAAACCTTCATAACCCGGAATATCTTTCCATTGTTCCGGTTCTCTAACTTCTTCCATGATTTTTAAAAAATTTTTATTAAAACTTTAACATAAAACATCCATTTTAAAAAAAGCACGGCTTTCACCGTGCTTCCCCACCAAACTAAATTTTGGTTAACCAACCCAAAATCATTTTTTTTCGCCATCTTGTTTTGCATAGAAGGCTTTTACATCTTCAATTTCCTGAAGGAATTTTTCGTAATCGGCTTCAGTCATTTTTTTGATAACTGCTTCTTCAAATCCAAAGGAAATAATATCTGTTGGTTTAAAGTTTCTTTTTTGATGCGGCATCATACACGCCCACATAACGTTTCGCATTATGATAAGTCGCTCCTGACTTTCCGCATCTTTTTCTTTTTGGTAACCGGTAAGCTTATTGTTAAACTCCCGATAGGTTAACTTGTAAAACTGTTTTGGTGATAGCCTTAGTTGTCCAAAAGCAATAGCTTCGAGATCATCCCAGGTTAATTCTACTTTTTGTTTGCTCCCGTTTTGATCGGAGCTTTCTGCTTTCCCTCGGCTTTAGGCATAGAATCCATAAAAGCTTTGAAAACTAACTCAATTGCATTAGTCATTGTTTTCATATCCGACAAATACAATTCATCCAATTCATCGGCGGTTAACGTTTCTGTATTCTCTGTATTGGCTTCAATAGCACAAAGAATAATATCGTTAATCACATCGATTTGCTCAAAGGTTAAATTGTCGGTCATATTTTCAAAAATGGTTAGTTTTTGAATAACCTCATTTAAACCAGGAACGTTCCACTTAACCGAAAGCAAACGCAAAACCTTCATGCCGAATTTCAGCACGAAGGTTTTTTTGTTTAGCTCTAATTTTAAAGAATCATTCATTAAACAGTATATTTTATAATTCTAATAAATAAGTTATCTGTGAAATTTATGTTTTGAAAATCATTGTAATAAGTATATATCTTAATTGAATTTAAAGATTGAATATCAAACTTAGTAACAACAGTATTCAAGTAACTTGAATCCCAAATCTCAACAGTTGAAGTAGCATTTAAAAAATCAGCAACACTTTCTTCAGTTATAACACAATTAACAGTATCGTTAACTGCTGTTAAAGTTTGCCCTAATGTATTTTTGAACTCAGTAAGAGTAAAAGTAGCAGAAGAACCTGAACCAGTTTTAGTTAATTTTGCAACGTACTCTAAATAGGTTGGAGCTAACGCTCCAACCTCTTGATCTACATAATCAACAACATCTTTCATCTTTCCACCTACATCAGAAGGCGAAACTGAACCTGGAGTCGTTTCACTAGTAATCGCCGCATCAATAGCAGCTTTTAATTCTACGTTTGTCATATTGTATTTTTAAAAAATTTACGAAAACTCACTACTGAACTCACTAGTGAAAACGCTAGCTCACGCAGAAACGGTTGCTTTAGTTAAGTCGCCATTCCCTTTAAAAGAGAAGCTACCTTGCACCGATTGCCCTACGGTTGCATCGATAGAAGCACTTTCTACATACACTTTACCAGTGTATTTCCACTCACCGGTTTCATTTGTAGAAAACTCGAAATCCAATTCGGTTTTCGCTAACAAATAATCCAGGATTTCATCGGCACTTTTATGCGTAGTATCACCCGAAGGCAAAGTAGCAAAAAGCGCATCGGTAGAAGCATTCCAAGTATAGTTACCCGGAGTATTTACCGATCCTTCAGTATCTTTAGTCGCAATTTCTTCGAGCGACATCGAGATATCTAATTTACAAGAAGTTGCATGGTAAATAGTTTTACCTTCAGCACTTATACGAACATTTTTCCCTTGAAAAATCATAATTTCTAAGTTGTTTGAATATTTATAATTCCGTTAAACAGTTTCAATTCGGCATCATATTCCACATCCGAAAGTTTCCAGTGATAAACTCGCGATCCTTTAAACATTTCGGTTAAAGTATCGGTTAACTCCACGCAATCATCGTAGTTTAAAAACCACAAAAACAAAGCGATATCGTACAAATCACCATCGGTAGATAATTCGTTACGCTGCACGCGGTAGGTTGCCAAAGGAAAGTTTTTCCCTTCGGGAGCCATAAACGGATATACTTCCTGATTTAAGACATCGGTAAAAGCCGATTGCCCTAATAAGTAAGAACGGAATTCCGTTGATTTGCTTTTTAAACCCATGGTTAACTTAGTTTATCAATTTTCTTTTGAATGAATGCTGCCATTCTTTTTTCGGCATCAGCCGTTACTACCCCATCGGTAGCTTTGTATGCGTTTGTCATGAAAGGCGTTGCCCTGGTGCGCGATTTTATTCCGGCACTGTTATTCGCACCGGCAGTACGTTTGCGCTTAAATCCCTTTTGGTAAACCGCATGGCCATCGTGTACAAAATGACCGTACCAACCATCAAAACTACCTTTAGCCCGCGGACCGGCATAAATTGTTGGATTCTTAGCTTTGCGACCGGTAATTAAACCAATCGATTTTTGCAAAGAACGCGGCTGCACTAATTTTTTAGTTCGTTTACCGGAAACCCAATGTGCTTTAGGTGATACCGGAACCAACTGCTTTGCCGATTGTACTGTTGGCCTTGCGACCATTCGGAGTATTGCTAATGTTTCGCGCTTTTTATCTTTGTCATCTGCCAATTTTTTTAACTGATCAGTTAACTTATCAAAGCCTATAACATCAACCCGAATATTACTCATACAACTTGCAAATCAATTTTAAGTGCGATTTTCTGCCAATTTCCATAACATGATTCACCTGGAAGCGCGTACCGTTATCAATAAGAAGTAAGGTGTTTTGCTTTTGCAGAACTTCACTTCGGTACCGGATAACGTAGGTACGATTTACCAAATGAATTACACGACCTTCTTCATCTTCGCCACCGGAAACTTCTTCCATAAAAGCAAACGGTTCACAAACTGTAACTTCGGCATCCGTTTCAAAACCGGTATCGGTTTTGGTTTTGGTTACTTCTACAATTTGCACCTTACGGTCCATTTGCCCAACGAAAGGTTTTTTTTCCATAGCTTAGTAATTTCGGTATGGTCGCATTAAAGAACGTGATGCGGAATTGTTTCCGATTTCGCCAATATCTTCACGGCGCTCATACATAGATGTTACCATCAATAGTATGGCTTGGTAAATTGGTTTTGGCAATGTTTTCGGTTCGTAACCTTGCTTAATTTCGATAATTACAGCATCATCACGCTCGGCAGTTTCAGGATAGCTTTCAAACTTGATTTCTTTACAACCAATAGTGCTGCTTTTACGAAGTTTGTAGTTAGTATCTTCCATTGCTGTAGTTTCGGTTGCACCAGGCGCGTAATAAACAATACTTTTTACAGTATCGTTATCAGCACTTTGTGTAAACTCGAAAGTAGCAGAAAGACTGTCTAACTCAAAGGTTTTAACACCCGGATTTAATACACGGCCGGTATAATCTTCGGCAGCTGCAACCGCCGCATTAATATAGCCCTGGATTAAATCATCTTCTTCTTCAAAATCAGCTTCTAAACGAAGCTGTTTTTTTACTTGCACCAATGTTACCAAAGCGGTATCATCGGTACTATCAGGCGTAAAGAAATGGTTTGTTACTTTCATGACCTTTTTTTTACTTATCTGAAGTATCAGCATCAGTAGTTACAGGAGCATCTTTCGAATTGCAAAAAGTTGCATATCCTAAATCAACAATTTCAGTTGCTAATTTTTTTTCAACTTCAGCAACTTGACCTTCACTTTGCGGTAAACCAAATCTTAGTAATGGTAAAACCGCTTTAATTTTTACATTTGCCATGTTTTTTCTTTTTTTTTTTAAAAATGGATGCTTATGAAAAAGCATCCATTTTTATGTTATGTTATGCAGTCATAAAGTTGTTTTTAGCAAACGCTTTAGGGTTTGCAATTTGAACATCAGCTTCCATGTTAATAATTAAATTAACTGAAGCAGCTGAAGCAGCGGCAGTAGAACCTGAATCCACAACAATTTCAATTCCACCCCAAACACCTACATACAACTGAGAGAAATCACCAAAAATAATTGGGAAAGTATCAGGAGTACCAGCGATCTTTTTAACTAAAGAAGTCGATACTGTAGGATAACCATCAATAAGATTGTTTTGCATAATAGCACCACCCATATCAGTTCCTTTGGAAACCGTTTTAAGTTTTGCTTTCAATTTAGGATTACACAAATATCCCATTGAGATTTCTGTAGAATCAGCATCTTCAACCAAACCTTGTAGCTCAACAATATTTGCATAAGTCGGAGCACCGGCAGAAGTTTGATTAGCAGAAGCAGAAACACCGGAAATATTTAAAATACCAACAGGCTCATTATTTACAGACAAACCTTGAATTGCCGCACTTTCTAAAGCTCTACGAATACCATTCTGCAATCTCATTCTAATAGCATTTTCTACATCAATAGAAGATTGCATGATAAGCTTACGTGTAATAGAAACTAAAGCACCAACTCTTTTTGGAGAAAGCTTAGGACCAACAAATTTTTGTTTTTGACCGCTTAAAGACTCCCCTTCTTCCAACCATTCAAATGTATAATTTGAAGATACAGGCAAAGGAATATCGCCACCGGTTAAACCAGTCCAAACGTTAGCACCTAATTCTTCCAAAAATAATTTTGGCATGAATCCTTCAACCAATACCGGTGAACCATCAACAACTAATTGACCACCATATTCACCATCATCCTGGGTAACAGTTTGCTGAGCCGCACGCGACATAAAACTTTCAGGAACGTAAACAGCATTTGGATTTACTTCCAAACCGCGTGATTCACGCTCAGCAATAGCTAATTCCTGAGCTTCTTTTTCAGCACCGGTTAATTTACCACCAAGAACACCTCTTAAGTGAGCAGCTAAAGAGTAAGTTCTTTTTTGCTTACCACTTCTTTTTTTGTTTTGATCTTGGTTTTCTAAAAGCGGATCACCACCTTCTAACGAACGAAGATTTTCTTCATAAGCTACAGCATCGGCGATTTGACCGTTTAAACCTTCGATTTCACTTTGCAGCGTTCTGAACTGCGAAGTTTCTTCTTCGGTTAAATTTCTTTTTTCGGCTTCAGCGGTTGCGTGAAGCGCTCTTTGAGCTTCAATCTTAGAAGCTCTCAACTGCTTTAATTGTGCGGATTTTTTCATTTCCTTTTACAAATTTTGATTAATAAATAATTGAGCCTCAAAAGCACTGAGCTCTTTTTCGTTGCGAGTTTGCTCGGTTGTATTTTCTGTGGAAGATTTTTTTAAATCTTCGCGGATTTCTGCAATAGTTTCGGCGCTGCGTTTAAGCGCATCCGGGTTGGAACCAATAGGCACAATGGACCATTCGTATAACTCGGTTCGGGTGAAATAGATCACACCAGGGTTTTCCCCTGCCTGAGCATCGCCATAACGCCACTCTTTTACGTTGGCGCCTACCGATGCCATGCGCAATGTTCCGGCTTGTACTTTTTTCCAAATGGTATCGGCCGTAGGGTTAACATCGGCTTCTTCAAAGCGAACTTTACCAATAAGCTGATTGCCTTCGACACGAACCTCACTGGTTCCGATAATCATATCAGGGTTATCGCTCCAGGTACGGTGGCCGTATGCTACAATAGGGTTATTGTTGTATCGGGTTAAATCCCAACCATCAATTTTAAAAACGGTGTCGTAAGTATCGACCGCTTCGGTAGAAATCACAAATTCAGCTTCGCGATTCTTAATATTTTCATCGGTAAGCGCACGTATAACCGCTTCACGAATAACACTTTTAGGCGCTGTTCTTTCCATTTCCTTGCTTTTTAATATTAGCTTCTAATTGTTTTTCGGTGTAAGTATTGGTTGGTGTTAGGTATTCATCTAACAATTTTGGCCCGGCATTCATTTCTTCTAAAGCGCGGCCTTCATTTCGATTCATCAATCCGTAGTACACTGCTTTTCCGATGTACTCGATTCGGGTGCGCATATCGGCACGAACCAAAACGTTTAGATTACCTCGGATGAAGTATTCTTTAACTTTGTCGGCATCGGTAAATAGTTTGAATTGTAACTCCTGTTCGAAGTTGGTGCAATGCGGCTGAATAGTATCGGAAACGTGATCTAAAGATTGTTGCTCGATATTATTATTGGTGGATTGCTTTAATGATTTGATTTTGTGCAGCGCAATGTTAAACCAACGCGCGATATCTTCGATAGTTACTTGGTTTAATTCTACGATTTGCGCTTCTTCTGGTGTTATCGATATAGAATTAAAAGTCATTCCTTCATCGAGAACTGTAACCCTATCCGGTGACTTTTCGGCCATTGCATTTTTAAAGGCGGTAACAATTGCTTTTTTAGCTGCCGGATTTGTTGTTTTATCGGTAGTAATAATACCCTGGCGAACTCCTTTGTTTTCCAAAACGGTTTGGGTGTAATCTTGCAACTCTAAAGCAATATTCATTTGCTGTGCTGCATAGCTTATTACCGAAACACCTACTAAGCCGTTAAGCGAAAAAAGCTTGATGTGAATTACCTCGGAAGCCAATAACGGTTTTCTGTAGCCTTTGATGTAGTAAAGCACTTCGGCACCGTTTTTCTTTACATCGGTAACATCATCCCATTTTACAAAAACAAGCTCTACCGGAATGCCACGCGAATCGGTTTTGATTACCGATAAACCGTTACCGCGCAATAAGGCAGAAGTCCACATGGTTTTTTTCCAGGTGAACGGTGTCATGTGCGCATTTGGGCGATCATTAAGGAGTTTGTGAACGTAGTGGGATTTATCTTTTACGCTGTTGCCATCTTGTTTGTAGTAAACGAAAAAAGGGATTTTAGCCAAATCGTTGCTGATTTGCTCTACAGCGTTATAAACCGCGGAAAGTTTTAAAGAGTTTTTATAGTTTGAAGGTGAAGTTTTTGCACCAACACCGCCGGAACCAAAAGAGAAAACACCATCGAACAGACTGCCGCCCTGGTAATTACGATTTGTGCCGGAAAACGTTGATTTAAAGACCTTATCAAACATGATATACTTTTTAACAATGTAAAAGTATAATGGCTGAAAGGTATAATTGCGGACGTTTTGTCCGTTTTTAATTTAATGTAGAAAACCACGAAAACGAAAATACAGCCGCTTTTGTTTATAAGTAAAGTTGTTTTCCTGGAAATTAAAAGTTATGTTTGTAACAGACGTAAAATAAAAAACCGAAGGTGCGAACTTCGGTCTTTCTAAATTTTCTGTCTTATGTCCTACATCAAATCACTGATGAAGAAGTTTAAATCTTTTGAGTTTACTCTATTGAGTATTCGAATTAAGAAGTAAACTTTGGGAGAAAGTCTAACGGGATGTAGACGCTCCACCGGTTTTAAAAGCCCTTTGTTACAGCAAAGGGTTTTTTATTTTTACAAATATAGTAATAAAAATAATACCACGTGCACCGAGTTAATTTTTTTTTGGCAATAAAAAAAGCCTACCAAGCGGCAGGCTTTTTTTCGAAGTTTTAAACATTACCTAAATCATTTACATGAAAAAAATACAGAACGTGAGTACAATAATAGGCAATGATGTTTATTTATTTGCGGACGTTTTGTCCGTTTGTTCTAAATGATTAAAAAGACCAATAGGAGTTGATGATGGCTGCGCAGTCAAAGATTTTATATACTGCTCATTCATTTTTTGAAAATCAGAATCTATTTTTTTAGCAATTAACTTTCTTGATTGATTTTCAATTGATTCTAATGAATTAGGATTAAAATCCACTTTGTAATTTTGCCCATCATATACATGATTAATTACACCAATTTCAAGACCATTGACAGTTAAAATAAATGAATTAAAAGAACCTGGGATTACTTTTTTATCATAAGCCTTGCAATATTTCCCAAAATATTCATTTAAAACTTTATTAATTAATTTTTCTTCTAATTCAATAATTGATTCTAACACTTTAGAATCCATTTCTTTAAAAGAAAAATCAATATTAAGTTTGTTTTTTACAAATTTAGGATCACTCATTTTCTTTCAAATTTTTAACTTCAAACTTTACCCAAAAAAAGCCTGAAAGCAGTTCGACAATTATTAAAATTACAACCAAGGCATAGCGCACAGGGTTGAAGGCTATAAAACTCCAGGAAAGCAATAAGGATGTAAGCATAGCCAAGACAAAGGTAAACAAGATTATAAAAGGTATTTTCATTTTTTTTGATTTTGATAGTAACGTTTCAGTGATTTTCGGAAAGCTTCGTTATTGGTAAACATAAATTTACCAAATAAATCGAAGTATGTGTTGTTAACCTGGTGAAAGGCATCTTCGTTGGTTTTTGCTATTGGCAGCAGTTTAAAATAGTGATCAAAGAAACCTTTTCGGGTTCCGAGTTGCTTCATTAGTTCATTTTCGCGGCGTAGTTTTTCGATTTCAAGGCGTAAGGCGTTTTCTTCGTTGGGCGTCATAAATTGGGCGGTTTTGGTTAGCAATAAAATTCTTCATCGGGATTGTTGTATATACTTTCGTTAGTTTCTTCATCGGGAGATAAAACACCGGCCAAGGCATTAATTAAAGCTGCAATTCCATCGATTCTTTTGCCGTGCTTATGACTTGCGCCTTTACTGATCATAATGTTACCCTTACTATCTTCGATAACGACACACCCGGAAAGCATCCAGGCCATTACCGGATTGTTATCGTGTTTTATTTTGCCTTCGTAAATTAATTTTTCCAACATTTTTGTTGGGAAGTTGAGCACCGGCATTGTTTGCTGAAGCTCGGAAACCTTAACACCGGCTTCTTCCATACGAGGTGTAAGGCCACGCGCATTCCACGGATCTACTTCGACACGCTGAATGTTTAAAAAACTGTAACGCGATGCAATAAAATCCAAAATATAATCGTGATCCACACGGTTGCCGGGCGTTGCTATCATATAGCCATTATCTACCCAGTAACGGTATGGCACACCATCGTTTCGGCTGCGTTTATCGATATTATCTTCCGGGCAAAACAGAAATGGTTTTACATAGTAAAAGCCTTCTTTATCGGCTTCAGATAGCAGCACAAAAGCTGTAATATCTGTAGTACTGGATAAATCTAAACCGCCATAACAACCTAATTCTGTGAATATTGATAACGGAATTTCTTTCAAATTATTGCATAATTTAGTAGGATTTTTATTGATATCGTTTTGCATCCAAATTTCGTTTGGAATCCAAACTTCGAGCGCATCTACCCACATATTTAAGTGCTTGGTTTTGAAGTTTGGTATTTTAGATGGCTGATTGATTGCCTTGGTATATTCCACCCGAATACCATCGATTGAAAGACCGTTACCCAAAAGCGGATTGGCCTTGTACCAAACGGATTCATCCTGCCAATCATCGCCTTCATCAAGATCATGAATCATTATCCAAAGGGCATTATCTACCTTGCGACCTTCGAGCACTTCGATAACGCTATCTTCATAGTTTTTGCAAACGCTCATGGTAGCGGCACCGGCCGTAGTAATGTGATAGGTTAACGGCTGCAAACGGCTTACGGATGATGATTCGAGGTTTTCCTTTACGGTATCATCGCGGTGGGCGTGATATTCATCGATGATAGAAAATTGGGCGTTGATTCCATCCTGGGTTTTACTATCGCCACCCAAAGGCATCATTTTACCGCCGGAGCGATGGAAGTGAATTACTTTTTGGTGTTTTTCGAACCTTAATCGGCGCAGCAACGGATTTGCGACCGGCGATTCGATAAAAGATGCTGCCTGACTAAAGCAAAGCTTTGCCTGTTCTTCTTTGGTTGCTCCTACATAGACTTCGGCTTCCATTTCGCCATCGAGCGACATCATGTAGAGTGCCAATCCGGCCATTTCTGCCGTTTTACCGTTTTTCTTGGCACGTTTGTCGTACACGGTGCGAATGCGGCGCGTGCCATCGGGATTTTTCCATCCAAATATGTTGTAAATGGTGAATTGTTGGAACGGCGCCAGGTTAAATGGTTTGCCGGCCATTTTTCCTTTGGTGTGGTTTAAAAAATCAGGGAAGAAATCTACTGCAAACATTCCTTCGCGATGGTTTAAGGTGTAACCGGAAGCTTCGGCAGTTTCTATCCAGGTGTAAAAACGTTCTACAGCTTGGCGAATGCGTTTTCCCACCAATATTTTACCGCTACGCACGTTGGCAGCGTATTGGAAGGGAACGGATTGAAGCATTTCTTTGGTTGGGCGCATAGGGTTAATTATAATTTTGATTCATCATTCAATTCTTTGGAATTATTTAGCATATATTCACTTAATTTTGAATACGCCTCTTGGGTATTTTTAATATCAAAACCCCTAAACTTTACACGTGCCGGATAAACATTCTTAATTTCTTCATTTTCAATTTCAAATACTAAAGCCCATCCGAAAATATGAAGTATTTGATTAATGATAAGAACTAAACCTGTACTTCTAAATTCTGACCATTCTTTTTTAGTTACCATAATTTTTATTTTTTACTGTTGTTAATTGGCCCATATTTTTGTTTACTCCGGCGCGAAGATTTGCTACATCCTGTTCAGTCCATCGGCTTAAAGGTTTTAACCATAGGTAGTGTTTACGGTTGGTGTTTAGTAGCTGCTGCGCTTCTTGTTTTGAAATTAGTACTTCCATAGCTAAAGCGATATTGAGTTTAACGGTGATTTTACTTTGCTAATGATAGCATCGGAAATGTGCGTGTACACCATAGTGGTTTTTACATTGCTGTGGCCGGCTAATTTTTGGATGATGTTGATATCGATTCCATTTTCGACCATGTGGGTAAAACAGTTGTGGCGCATTAGGTGCGTGTACACTCGTTTTTTGATTCCGGCTTTGTCTGCCAATTGTTTCATTACTTGACCGATGCTTCGGGATGAATACTGATCTGTAAATTGGCCGCCTAAAATGTATGTTTTGGTTTTGTAGGCGTACCAATATCTTTCGAGCAATTTAAGCAGCGGTTCCGGTAACATTACTTGGCGGTCCTTTTTGCCTTTTCCGGCAATGATGTTGATTATCATTCGGCTTCTGTCGATATCGGACCAACGTAAGTTTATTACTTCGGAAACTCGCAATCCGCAAGCGTAAAGTAACGCCAGGATAACTTTGTGCTTTAGGTTTTCGCATACATCAAACATAGCTTGTACTTCATCCTGGGAAAGTACTATTGGCAGTTTCTTTTCGGATTTTGGATAAGGTATTTTTGCCACTTTGTTAGGCATTTTTACGGTATGCTTGTAAAATGCATTCAATGCGCACAAACGATGTTTGCGGGTGTTGATTGTTTCAGCCTGAAGCAACCAAAGCTTTATTTTTTCGTTATCGATGGCTTTGGGTTCTTTCTCGGCTTTGAAGTGATTCAAAAAACACCATACTTGCGAAGCATAGTTTTTTCGGGTTGCTTCGGAGTTGTAAATCAATTGAATATCAATCGAAAATTTTTGATGCCAGTTTAGAATATCCATAGTGTAATGTTTTGATTTTGTTGGTGGTTTTGATGGTGGGATACATATAGTAGTTATCTTCAATTGCTACGATTCATTTTCTAAATGACGTTTTTCTAATTGGTAATAAATATCAGCTATCATTTTAGGAGTTGTTTCTTTATCATACGCCATTGCTTCTCCACCGTGCAAAATGAATAGTTTTGATATTTTAAATAAGTGAAAAATAATTCCAATAATATTAAGCATTAAGAAAAATGGCAATCCGAGTATTCGTTTTAAGTATTTCATTTGTTTATTTCTTTTAAAATTTCTTCACTAAACTTATAAATAAGCTTTTTGTTTGTAAGGTATAAACTTCCAAAATCGCCACGTTTACGAAGTTCAACCATTCCTTTAGCACTTCTGATTTTATCTGCGAAATCAACCATATATTTAAAAGAAGTATCTTTTTCGTTTGGTAATCTTCCATCGTGCATAATTCTAAAAATCTCAACGCTAATCCAGTTATCAATTTGATTATTCCACTCTTTATGTGTTTCATCAATATTGTATTTTTTAAATAATTTTTCTTTTGTCATAAAATCTGTTTTAAAACCCGCAACTGAAAGATAACAGCGTCTATAAAAAATGTCTATTTTGAGCACATTTGTAATCATCAGTATTTATTAGGTTTGTTAGTGTTTTATTTGTTATTATTGTCTTGTTTGGGCACGCCACTTCTTATACACGCAAAACGTTATCCGTTCATTTTCCTTTTCAATAATTCATCAAACAAATCGTATTGCCCTGGGTTAACATCTTTGAGGTCTTTATCAGATTTTGGATCAAGTCCAAAAATTTTACAGCATTTCAAAATGCTATCTTCGGCTTTATCCTTCAAGGTTACTTCTGCGCTGATGTTTTTAGCACCGGAAGAAAACTTTTGTATGTAACCAGTACCCATGTTTTCATTATTCAAACGTTGGATTTCGCGAAGCGCCCATTCAAACTGCGCAGCTGATTCGGCATAAACTTCCAAAGCTGTTAGATAGATATCTTTCAATCTTTGGCGTTTTGCCAAATAGGTTCCCATTATTTTATAATGCTTTTTAGCAGCATCGGTTAAATAAATTGGCGGCTTTGGACACTTTAACAAAGTATCTTTTCCTTCATTGATACTAACAACACCTCTTTCCATAAAACTTTAATTTACTTTACTTTACCCCCCCTTACTTTTTATACTTCGAGTAAAATTTCGATTCAACAGCGATGTAGGTGGTATTACACTTTACGAGATTTTATCCCATTACCCCCTTTTTCACCACCGGATTTTTTATTATGACATTCTTTTGACATTGATTGCAACTCATTATCATCAAACGGATCCAAGTTGTTATCCAAAAGAAACTTTAAACCTCTCACGTGATCCACTACTTCAGCAGGCTTTATAACTTGAATTAACTTGCATTCATTGCATTCACAAATAGGATGCGATTCACGATATGCTTTAGACTTCTTACGCCACTTCCAGGAGTTATAGAACCAACTCATATCAATAGGCCTTTCGAACTCTTTTCGTTCAGGCTGCCAACTTCTTTTTATTTTCTTCGGAGCGTTTGCCATAACTAAAACGGACTATCATCTTCACCAAACGCTTCACCAGGTGATGGCTTCGGTAACTCTTTATTGTCGATATATTCTACCCTTTCAAAGCTATCGGTAACATCAACAAACTTTGTCTTATCGCCCACCCAACGCAGTAAAGTAGTTCCAACAGAACCGGCACGATACTTAGCAAATATCACTTCACTATTTGCTCCGGCATTAATTAAACTATGTAAGCTATCATCGTATTGAGTTTCATCAATATCGATGTGGTAATACTCTGGGCGATAAAGGAACTGTACAATATCTGCATCCTGTTCAATCGCACCACTATCACGCAAATCAGATAACAACGGTCTTTTACTTGCACCGCGCGTTTCACATTGGCGGCTTAACTGCGACAATGCTATAATCGGTATATTCAATTCCTTCGCCAACTTCTTTAACCTTCTACTAATGGAAGATATTTCAGCTTCACGATTACCCTTAACACTTCTATCAGTCATTAGCTGAATGTAGTCGATAATCAAAACTTTAATGCCATACTTGCGCTGCCAAAGCTTTGCCTGTATTACGATATCAGTAATATCAGTTTTACCCGAATCATCAATGTAAAGCGGATATTTACTCATTCGCTCCTGGTGTTGTGTATAGCTTTGAAAGTAATCGTTCTTTTCAAATCCCTTTTTCAACAACTGCCCAAGATGAAAGCTTGTGTCAATTGCAACTGCACGCGCCGTTAATTGCTCAACAGACATTTCCAAAGAGATAATTCCAACCGCTTCATCCTTCTTACAATTCTCAATGGCGCACTTCAAAACATAACTCGTTTTACCCATACCAGGACGAGCAGCAACAATCACCAAATCTTGTTTGCGATAACCACCGGTAGATTTATTGATAATAGAAAAGCCAGTATCAATACCAACCAACTTCACTTCATCTTTGTTATTGCTTAACAACTGTACACTTTCTTTCAAGTTTTGCAATGCAGCCGGAAAACTCATTGTAGTTCTTCCGGTAGATACCGAATCTTCTATGCTATCAAAAGCCTTTTGCCAACCACGCAACAAATCAAAAACATCCACACCATCATCATAAGCAAAAGAAATGTTCTGACTGCTAAACATGATAATCTTACGGCGCATCCAGTGCTGTAAAACAATTCGGCAGTGGTAATCAATGTGAGCGCTACTCGATATCTTTTGTGTAAGCTGAATCAAATAAAAATCACCGCCGGCATTCTCTAACTGCTTTTGCTTTTTTAACTCATTCGATACCGTAAGCATATCAATCGGTTCGCCTTGGTTGTATAGCGATACAATAGCCTGGAATATCAATTGATGTTCATACTTGTAAAAAACTTCAGCAGTAGGCAATATCAACATTGCATCTTCCAATCCCGATTTATCAATCAGCATAGCACCCAAAATTGCTTGTTCTAAGTCAATTGCTTGTGGTGGAAGTTTGCCGTTTATTGTTTCTAAATTTTCCATTACTGTAACGCTCCTATTTTTTTTGGTGTTGTTTCTGCATTCATTTCAATCACTCTGCCTTTGTCCTGGTTCCTAAGCCAATTCCAGGCATATTTTTTAAACCTTCCTTCCAACACATCAGGATCATACTCCAAACGTTCCTGCTGAACTGTAGCTTCAAACATTTGGGCAAACATGACGAAGTCAGAAATCTGATTCTTAAACTGCATCATCAAACGCTCAAATCTTTCAGGAAAATTATTTTCAAAAAAAGCAAGCGAACCCTCTATCTGTGTTTTATTATATGGTTTATTATCTGTTCCTATTATAGAATGGCTAATTTTAGCCACTCCATTGGTTAAATTTAGCCGTTCCATTGGTGAATTTTCACCACTCGATTGGCTATTTTTAGCCAATGCATTTTTACTGACTTTAGACGATGTTTTGTAAAAATTTACTACTTCATCACTAAGCGAATACCAATTAGTTTTATCCCAACTTTTTTCATTGAAATTATCAATGATCAATACTTCAAAATCGACCAATTTTTTAATGATATTTTTCACCTGAGAATAACTCCAAAACGGAAACAATTCAGCAAATGCAGCTTTGGTGTTGTAGGTCCAATAGCGACCTTTGTAAAAGTGCTTCTCATTGGCTTCATTTTGTCTAATCCAAAAAAAGATATTGTGAATAAAAATCGCTTCATTCACGCCATACTCAGTAGCCAATTCACTATCAAAATTATAGGTCATTTTCTGTATTTATTTTACTGTGAAAAATCATATCAGTACCGCCGTACCATTCAATTTTATTATCAAAAAACTCCTGAACAACATCGCTAATAGTATTCGGACTACTACCAACTACATCACCAATAACCTGCAAACGTTTTTCTGGGCTATTGAAATACAATTCAAGGATTTGAAACTTCTTATTTAAAGTCAAAATATTAGCCATAAAAATCAAAAATTAGTGTATCGAGAATATTTCTGTAAAACCATTTCAGGTGTTTGCCCAGGCTTCAATTCAATTCGAAGCTTTGAATTTACCTGTACATATTTCGATTCAATTTTAACTAAGGTTTTATTTTCTTGTGGCTTTCCCCAAATACCATTTAACCGGTTCCGTTCTCTTATTTCAAAAGTTTCTTTAGGAGTTCTATACAAACCAAGCAACTCCATTTTTTTAGAAATAGTACTTCGCTTAAAAACCTTTTTTGAAGGCAAATTAGCATTGATATAATCAGCCATTTCTTTGTTTCCGGTTGTACGCCAATTTTCAAAGAAATAATCCAACTGATCCTTGGTCCAATTCACAATAAGTTCTCGTTGCAATCCTTCGCTATAAGCCCACATTCTTACATAGGTTTTACTCAAACCTGTTTTAGCAGCAATTTCTTCATTGGTCATTGTTTTAAAGTTATTCCTAACAAAATCCTTTTGCCATTGCTGCATTTCAATTTTATTTGGTGGAACCCTTCCTATTCTCTTATCCATAACTAAACTGCAATTTTAATTTCACATTTAACCTGGCATAAAACTTCATCAATCCGGCGCTTAAAATCGGCTTCACATTTGTATCTGTAAGCCAACATTTCGGCCACCGTTGGAACGTATAAATAAGTCATTTGATAAGCCTTACCTATCATGTGCCAATCGTACTGGAAGAAGTGATACAAAATAAAAACCACCACTTTCTTTTCATCGGTATCGCGAAACTGAAGTATATCCGACCGCTTACAGCCAAAGTACAGTGTAACGGCATTTTCTACCTCAGTAGCTACTTTATGATCAAATAGAGATTCCATATTGCTTTGCTTTAAAAATTCTCTCCACAATCGTTACAAGTCCAAACTTTATCAGGATGACTTTCAGTGTAACGGTATCTTTTATGCTCGCAATTTTCTACTTTAACTTCATCCTCAAAATCATCCTCAAACTCAGTAGCCCAACGAATGATGTTTTTACCCACAATAACCAACCAATAAAGCGCAGCCGTAAACAATCCGGCACATATTGCAACAGCAAATACTTGCGCTAAGTCTAACACAGCTTTCCACATATAGCACACTCGGTTATCATTTCAAAATAATCTTTCGCTTCACAAACCTTTCCGGGTTCGCAATTTTGCGGCACAACCACAATCGGTTCTTTCACTTCAACATTCATAGCCAATTGGTCCATGTGTTGTTCTAAGGTTTCAATTCCCATACAGAAGGTGTTTAATTCGTGAGGTTAAAATTTTGTATCTACCGGTTTCTGTTTTAATAAATCCATCAGGACCAAATTTTCCATCCAAACACCACCGGCGAAGTGTTTCGCTATCTTTTATCGGGAAGAAATCACCTTTAACCACTTCGGTAAGGGTTAGGTATTTCTTTTTTAACAATCGTTGTTGCTCTAAAGATTTATTCAACTGAAAATCGGTCGCCGATACAATTACCAATCCGCGATCCTGCAACAACTGCATAAAATCGTCAACGTTAATTAGCTTGCCCATTTTTTTCGAAGTATTCTTTTAAACGAGTTTCAAATTTGCGCACGGCATTTTCACCATTTAAGGCAAAATCATAAAGGCAGTTAGGCTTCATTATAACCTCGCGAGTAATACACTGGTTACCTCTTTTATCTACACCAGGAACCGCTTTTACATCAGCTTCTACAATATCGCCGGTGGTAAGGTTGCACTCCCAAACTTTTTGGCCACTTTTTACCACATAGCGTTTGGCCGGAGCGGCGTACTGCAATGGCGCAAAGAATTTGTTTTTTAAGTATTGATAAATACGAAGCATAATTATTCGGCTTTTAATTTTTCATATACAATCTGAAGCTTCTTTGTCATTTCCTGGTCAACTTGTTGCATTTGCCACATACGTTTTAAAACACGCATATCAGCATCCGGGAAATATTGTTTGACTATAACTTTTAAAGCCGGAAATGAAGTAAATCCAAAGGCAAAAAAATCACCAAACAATTCACTTGACTTACGATATTTTAAAAATCTTTCGTAAGCTTCTTTTTCTCTTACCTCTAAAACATTATCAGCAGTATTACTCATTATGGTACCATTTTTGTACATTTGTTTCACATATAAAAACGCACATACGTTTAACAGAACAAATATAACGTAATATTACGTATTTAAACAAAATTTTTACGTAATATTTTATATTTATTTTTAAATGTTGTTTTAAATAACTGATTATGAATAGTTTAGAGTTGAAAGAATTAAGGAAAAAACAAGGTTTAACCCAACAACAATTGGCAAATTTGATAGGAGTTTCCTTAAAAACAGTTCAGAATTACGAAAAAGGAGAAGTCATACCGGAAACAAAACACGAAATATTACGTAATGTTTTAAACCCGATGGTGATTAATGAACCCAATACTGAATACAAAATAATTCAGACAAATTGTGAAGAAAAGCTACAAAACGCTATAAAAGAGATTGAATTGAAAAATGAAATAATCGAGTTATTGAAAGAAAAAATACACTTACTTAAAAAATAATTTTCTTACATTTGGGTTAAAATCCAAAATCATGAAAAAATTATTATTATTATCATTTAGCTATATCTTAATTATTTCTTGCAATAATTTATCAAAAAATAAAGATAATTTATCTACAGAAGTTGATACTTCAGTTGCAGGATTTGATAATATGAGTGTTGAATCTCAATATGAAAAACTAAAAGATTCAATTTTAAAAAATCAATTTAGAAAAAGAGCTTTTGACACGACAGGAATATCAAAAAGCCCAGTTATTGTACTAAATTCAAAATTTGTAGAAAAAGAATACTCCAACTACAAAGACATTCAATTAACTTATAAAAATGTTTCAAATAAAAAAATTCAAGCTATTAGATTTGAATGGTTTGGAGAAAACTCATTCGGAGAAGCAGCCGACATGGGAAGCTCTCTTTTGTTAGGCGAAGGTGGTGGATTTACAGATGAAATTTTATCTCCTGGAAGAAAATCAACTGGAACATGGGAAATTTTTTCTAAAGACGGAAAAAAAATTATAACAGCAAGAGCTTACGAAGTAGCTTTTACTGACGGAACTATTTGGAAATTAAGAAAAAATTAAATTTAGTTATAATGAAAAATTTATTATTCATCGCTTTACAATTTGAACAATCATCTTCAACTGATTTTACAGAAACTTTAATTACTTATTTCTTTATATCTGTAATTGTATTTCTGATTGGAGCATTTTTAACAAGATTAGTTTTTAGCATTTCAACTTTTTTAAAACATCAAAAAGCAAAAACACTTTTGCTTATTAAAATTGCTCGTAAAAATGGAGTTTCAGAAAAAGAATTAGATGCAATTTTAGCTATTACCGATCCTAACATTGGTGAATTTACACATTTAGTAAACGATAAATCAATCACCGAAATCGATAAGTTAAAGTTTGAAGAAACTAAAAATCAATAATTTTCCATAACGCTTCATCCCTAACCTTCATCGGGTAGCGGTCTTTATAATAATTATCTACATCATTGCGTTCATGGCCCATTAGTTCGCGCAGTATATCTTCTTCAATACCCAATCGTTTACCAATGGTAGCAAAGCTATGCCGGGCAACTTTTACGCTCAAATTGCCGCCGGCAGGCATTACCTCAATACCACAATCCTGCTGCACCATTTTAAGCACCTTGGCGTAACGGCTTCTAAAGCTTTCGTAAATATCTTTTTGCTTATCCCAAGGAAACAACCATTCACCAGGGCATTCGTATTTTTTCAATATAGCGGCAGCTTTCGGATGTATTTTTAAGTCAATTGGTTGCCCGGTATTGGTTTTACTTCTTTCAAAAAACACACGGTCCTTAATCACGTTGTTTTTCTTCATGTAATACAAGTCAATCAAATCACAGCCGCCAAAGTAAAAGCCAAGCAACCACATATCTACATACTTTTGCCAGGAAGCGGCCACAGTAGCCGTTTCCAATAACCGTATAGCATCGGCATCAATATGCTTTTTTCGGCTGGCATAACTCTTAACACTTAAACCCGCAAAAACGCCCGCAAACGGCTTTTCATCAAACAACTTATACCTAAGCACCGCTTTGTTATAAATACTGCGTAAAGTGCGCAAATACAAATGCACAGTAGCCGGTGCATTACCTATGCCAAGCAAATACCTTTTAAATCGGTTGAGCAATTCATAATCCAATTGCACCAAAAGCACATCTTCACCAAATGGCCGGAACCGGTTCAGCACGTTTTCGTAAACTTTAATATTCCCTAACATTTTATTTTGAAGCTTTGGGCTATGCTTACTATAGTCATCAGAAAGCTTTTTCATTTCAGCCACCAAGCCATTGGCAAAATCATAAAATAAGATATCAGAAACCTCTTTTTCAAAAATGGCCGCCAAAAACAAATCGGGATTGGTAGGATTATTAGCTTTTAACCTTCGGGCACGCATTTTCAAATCCATGATCATTGGCGCCAAAAAATCAAACTCGGGATGTTTTTCAGTAATCATTTCGGCAGCAGCATTAAAATACCTAATTTCGCATTCATAAATATCACGTTGCCGAGCAATACCCTTGTGCGATACTTTTAAGTATAAAAACGATTTTCCTTTAGCATCCACCCGAACCTTAAAACGATAAGTCATTTTCGATTTATTTTCAATTTTAAGCTAAAATAAGGAAAAAAAAGGAAAAAACGTGACCAAGTCAAAAAGTATAAAAACAAGAAAAGCACCGTAAATACGGTGCTTTAGACGTGATCTCAGAAGGATTCGAACCTTCGACCTACTGCTTAGAAGGTATAAAAAACAGATATTTATATACTACAATATCAAATACTTAGCAATTTTAAACCTCTTTTTTACCTCTCGTTTATTTTCAATTTTCAGCGTTTTATTGTAAATATCGGCACAGAGTAACCTACATAAAACCGCTGCTGAGTGTCGGCACTAAAATTTAAAATAGCACCGGAACCAAGTTGAAAGCCTACATTAGCTTTAACCGAAAAATTGTTAAACTCTTTGGTGTTTCCTACTTCAACACCGCCAAGCATTCGGAACTTTACTTCCTTTGGGTTTGGTATTTCAATCTTTCGGGATTTGATTTTATAATCGAGTGCTATGCTTTGAATTTCACCACGAACCAAACCTTTAACGGCGGCCGAGATAGTATCGTTATCAAATTGATGATTAAAAGATTTGATGGTGATGGCATTTTTGTAAAGCAATTGCTGAAGGCTATCATTCGCATTCATAAAAGCCTGGTCCATTTCCTGATTCTCTTTAAACAATCTTTCGGCTTCAGCTTTCCAATACTCCAATTCCTTTTTAGACAAATTTTGTCCAAAAAATTGTTTGTCATTTTTTGACAAGTCATTTTTTACCAATGGCTTTTGCAACGGTTTTACAGCTTCAAATTTTCCTTTTACTTCAGGCAACACAACTGTAACTTTTTCAGGCTTATTATCGCAGCTTTTAAACCAAAGCAGCAAAAAAAACACAGCTATACCAATAGCACCTATCAGGACTTTATTGGCAGTTTTATTATCGTTTTCCATTTTTTAATAGTTTAGCTTTTTCAATTAATTCTTCCATCCTTTTTTGATCATCAGAAAAATCCATTTCATATTTTGATTTTAGATTGATGACTACTTTAAAAATTCTTATTTTTTCCCGGATGTTAATGTGCTCAATAGTTTTATTGATGTATTTTTTATTACCATGATCAATAGCCATAATTTTTAAATACAGCTTGCGTATTTTTTCATCAACAAAAGCATCCAGGAAATTCATCAGGCTTCGTTTGTAGAGATTACCCCGGTGGCGCTTAATTTAATCACCCGAACGTTATCCGGTTGCATTTTACTCCAGGCAGTACGGCGAATGCCAATACAGCGCACTTTTTGGATTCGGATGATGGAAACCTTATCGCCCTGGTTACCACCAAGAACGTGATAACATTTATCATCTTCACCAACGTAAATACCAACATGGCCGCCACCGTTTCGGGAAAACACCAATACATCGCCAAGCATGGCAGTTTTTTGCGGTGTTCCGTAGTTGTTCCAATTGCGCGCCCAAAGCGGATTAACCGGGAAAGCTTTTCCTGCTTTGTGGCAAACATAGGCCATAAACAAACCACACCACGGAATTTCATCGGCAGTGTATTGTTTTTTTAAGCCAACAGCATCCGCCCATCCTAAAATTACCGGGTTGTTATCTTTACCCAGCAACTCGGTTACACCGATTAGCTTGTAAGCTTCAACCAAAATTTTAGGAGCCGGTTCGCGTTTCAAAAAGTTGTAACTCATTAGTTTGTAGGTATTAAAATTTTAATAATTGCAGCCAATACACCACCCGAAATAACAATAGTGAGCAAAACACGCCAATACAATTCGTGCAAAGTCACTTTTCTATGTATTTCCCTTAAAATGGTGATATAGCCTTGATTTCCGTTAAATTCATTATCGGTTAACGAACTATAAATCATATCAATTTTTTTATTCGTTTCGCTGCGAGTTATATCATCATTATCCTGGCGTTTTTTAATGTTATCCAAGTGAGTTCTTATACTCTTTATTTCATCTTTAATTTCAATGATATCTTTTTGCTCTTGTGTATTTTCCATTTTATTCTTGACCTTGATTGTTACCAAAAAACTTACCTATAATTGATTCAATTTTATTGATCAATGTATCAGGGGAAAAAAGCAGAAGGATTCCGCAAAGCAATCCACTTATAAAAACATAGAAGTTTATTGGCTGCTGAAATACCAATGTGACAAACATATAAGCTAAAGATGCCAATAAAATAATCACTCCGGTTAAGGTTGACTTCCAACCTTTTTTGATGTTTTTTCGTTTCATGGATTTATAGTTTAGTACCGCGTTAAAATGCAGTAGTTAATATTTTCGTAGTAGGCTAATCCTATATGCGTGCTCTCAGAATTTTCGATAACCGCTCGATGGTCATGGCTGCGCAAATAACCCGCAAATGCGCTACGTGGTTCTACCATATTAGGGGAAATTATTTCTTTGGCATCGGCCGCCATACAGGCGAATTTGCGTTGTTCCCATTGGTGGTGGCTTGGTCGTTCGTTTAATTCCAAATCGTCGGCAATGGCTTCCTGGCAAACTTTGCTTGCCAACACTTCGGGGATAAGCCCCGGTAAGCCTAAAAATTCACGGTGGCCGTTAATCAAATTCAGTAACTCGGTTTCCTTTTCGTTTAGCTTATTTTTGGTAATTGGCTGATAGCCGAATTTAGGCTCGACATACTCGGGCTTTTTTTGCTTGATGCCACCGTAAACAAACAGCACAAATCCGAGAATTATAAACGCTATGACGAAATACCAAATCATTGCTTTTTTGTTCTTAAAATATCACCAACAGCGACAATTACAGCAATTCCAAAAAGCCAATTAGATAGTAAGGCGTTCGGATGCAATACCGCCAACAATCCGCCGACTATTGCAAAACAACCACCAAAAATGTATTCGATAGCCGGAGAATCAATATTAAATAGTTTTCCCTGGAACCAATTAAAAAGCCCATTTATAGACAAACCGGCAATTGCAGAAAAAAAAGGAATACCGATGTATTTACCATCCCAAGTAAAGTTTACTGTGTAAACGTGCGAGAAAATAAAAAATGCAATTGAAAGCCCAAGGTAACCATGGAACAAGTTTCGGATGAATTCGATAAATTTTTTCATAGTCTGTAAAGTTTGATGTAAATGATTTTTTTATACGTTCCTTTTATCTTGTGGCGCCATACGTTTACAAAAGTGAATCGCGTGAAGAACCAACGCTGAATGATTAATTTAATCGGATAATTAAGCGCAATCATTACTGAAAACATTTCATTGTCTACTTCTCGGCCTACGTTACCCATTGAGTTTCTCCAATCATGAATGATACTTGCCAATTCCCATCGGGATTTAAAGCGAGATTTTACGAAAGTCGGACCGTCATAGCTAAATTTTCCGGCTTTGAAATCTTCCCAAGCAAAAGTGAAAAGCTCACGAATCGGATGATTAAAATCCAATCCGTTCATTTCGGTGTGCATCGACTCATAGGCTTGCTTGAGTTCTTCTGCTG